CTTCGCCAACCACCCAGTAGCGAATTTTACCCGGCTCTTCGGGTGGAGGTGGCAGCTCGACAACGCCAGCGGGGATCATCCACACGCGGGGGCGCCCTTCGAGCAAGTCCTGCGGGGACTCGTACACAGTCACTTCACCTGCGTATGACCACTCCGGCGTACATTGGTAAGCAATCTTCGACGCAAGTTCCACGACTTGCGACAAACCTTCGTCTGGTTGGTTGAGTTCTTCCATGATCAGTATTTGATGAGGATTTGGACCGCGTGGTTCTTCGGCCGGGTTTCAGCCCCGCCCGTTGAACTTATGGCGTAATTATTGCCCGGATTATTTGCCAATACGACTGCCGAACCGGTTTGAGCAAACGACCCCGTTGGAATGTAGTTTGGTACGTTGTGGGTGTGGGCGATAATGTCGTCCCCTTGCTGAAGGCCGAGCAACCGGGATGCATCAATCCCCCTGCCGAGATCTAAACCACGCAAGAATAACCCGCGCAGATCCGGCAATTGGAATGTCGAAGAGCCGTCGCCAACACCCCACGGGCACACGTAATAAAGCTGGCTTGTTCCCCCAACGGACGTGTTCGCAGACAGCGTGATGGTCGTTCCGCTTGCGCCCGCTACAGTAGCCCCCGGAGGGACACCGAGCCCGCTGATAGGCATGCCAATCTGCAAACGCGCAATCACTCCAGCAGAAACGCCCGTGATGGTGTTCTGCCCGCTCGTGTTGTTTCCTTGTGCCTGAATGCTGATAGATGCAAACAGGGTTGGGTACGTAAAGCGACTGACCGTCGAGCCATTGGCAGCAAGGAACCCGGCCTCCGGGGGGCCGTTGTGCAGCACGAGCTTGAGCGAACCAACAAACAGCGCATTGATCCGTGCGTCAACAGCGTCGAGGGTTGCGAGAAACGCCCCGGTGGTTGTGGCTGGGTACGTAATACCTTGCCTCGTATTGAAGATCAGCGCCTCCCACGAGTTGTTACCGTTGCTTCGAAGGTAGGCGCTTTCCCCATACCTCAACGACGTGATGCCAGTCGTATCAAGGAACGGGAAGTTGGCAGCAACCGGCCCAAGCAAACTGATCTTATCACCAGAGCTTGTCGCAGGGACGAGGTAGACCAGCGCATTTGCGTCAGTAGCCCGGTTGATTACCCACACTCCCCGATCAGCAGGAACCGTGTTCGCTGCTTTGAGCGTCATGTCTCTGCTCACCGCTGCCCTGAAGGTGATCGAGCCACCCATGTGCGAGTTCGCCAACGTCGTGTTAACCGTTACGTCTACGTTCCGCACAAACATCCCGTTGCGGTTCACGAACTCACTGTTCACGACGGTCGTGTCGTCGTCGAAGAGTGGAGGGGTGGGGACGTTGTCGATGTTCGGATCGCTGGCACTGTAACCCCAGCGCTCCCAGTCGTCCGGGCTTTCGCTGGGGTCCGCATTCGTGTTGGCCCGCTTGGCGGTGTACGTCTTGCCGTCCGCGTCCGTCACCTTGGCGTGCGCCGGGTAGTCTTCGAGTGGGCTCCAGTCAGGGATGCCCTTCTGCATCCACGCGCGCACGCCACCCGCGAGCCAGTTCAGCAGCCAGTTGAAGCGTTGGCGTGTCGGTGGCGTATTTGTCAGCGCCCAACCCTCTTGGACCTCCGGGTTGCTGGGAACGTCGTTCTTGTCCCCCGCTTCAGCCCACGCGGGGATGACTTCCGGCGTGTTGTATTGCGTCATACCGTCACCCGCATGATGAATGCCTTTGCCAGATACGGCGGACGGTTTTCGTGCGCCGTGCTGCCACCGACGAGGCTCGTCGCATATGTGTGTGCGTGAGCCCCGCCCGCGTTGATCGTCACGTTGTGCGCGTGCGTTCCGTCTGCATAGATGCCGTGCCCGTGGTCCCCGTTCGTGCTGGTGTAGATCGGGTTGGCGCTCATGTTCTCGCCAATGTCATCTGCAGGCCCGCCGCCGCCATAGACCGCAACGCTACGCGAAATGCCGCTCTGGTGGTTGTGGGCGCCAGCCGAGGTCGTCGAACCCCCGTGGTTGTGGTAGCCCTGCGCGTCTGTGGACGCCGTGTGCGTGTGCGTACCCGCCGCTGCCGTTTCGCCCGTGTGCTGGTGCGACGGCATGTTCGCAACGGAAAGGGCGACCTGAGCAGCGCCACCACTAGCGTCCACCGCGTAGGTGCCGCCAGCGCCAACGAGGAACTTGTCACGGAAGTCCGGGGTTCCGTTGGTGCCGTCGCAGAGTTGCCACTTCGCGGGAATGGTATCAATCGCGCCGTTCCACATTGCGATCAAGCCAACAGGAATCAACCCACTCAACGCGTCGTTCACCGCCCGGGTAACGAACGCGGTGCTCGCTAGGCTGGTTGTGTTGTCGCCAACCGGGCGAGTAATGCCGCGCGGGTTCCCGGTGAAAATAGGGTCCGCCCGGGGGGCAAGCTGGTTCTGCTCTGTATACAGCTCGGTAAGGGTGAAGCCCCAACGCTCCCAGACGCCAGCGTTTGCGCTAGGCTCTTGGTTGGTGGTGTCCGCGATCGCCCGGTACGTCTTGCCGTTCGGTGCGCGCACGTGGGCGCCGGCTGGGTAGTCTTCAGCAGCAGCCCAGTCAGCAATCGAGCGCTGCATGAAGTAGCGGATACCTTGCCACGAGTAGTTCAGCGCGAAGTTGAAACGCTGGCGCGATGGCGGAGTAGATGTAGCGGGCCAGCCGACAAGCAACTCTGCGTCGGTGGGTTGGATCTTGTCACCCGCCTGAGCCCATGTGGGCAAAATGGGGGGCTTCGCATATTGGGTCATTTAGAACTTCTCCGCAAAAACGCCGCCGACGGTTGGGTCACCCACTTCACCGAACCCCTTGGCCCCGGGTTGCCCGAGGAACCCGAAGTAGCCTTCACTGTCGTAATTGGTCTTGATGTAAATCTGCACGCCAGCCGGACGCGGCAGAATGTCGAACTGCGAGATCAATTGCTTCTCGAGGTAGCTCAACGGACGGCCGATGCCGATGTTGATCTTCATACCGCCAATGTCGTCAACCGAAATGTAGTTCGGCCCGGCAGGCACCTCGCCCGGTTGCAGCGGATGCGGAATCAGCGGCGTACCCGGGGTGTTGAAGATGTAGACCAGCCCGGCAATGATGTCTTCAACCGTCGCCTTAGAATGGTTCTTCACAATCTTTGCACGGATGAGCAAGCGGAACTCCGGGTCCGCCAACGTGGTCGTTGTCGTAAACGGCTCGCCTTCTTCGTAGAACCGGCCACCGATGTTAGCCACACCTTCCTCGCCATACGGCAGCGCTTCCGGCGTATCCGTGAACCCGAAGAACGCCAGTGCCAACCCGTCGGGGATGCCACGGCTCACGCCAACGATCTCGCCAATGTTATCGAGGTTGACACCTTGTGCTGTCTCGATGTCGACGATACCATACAGGGATGTGAACGCAGTCTCCAGCGCTTGGAACTGCGTCATCACTGCGTCAAGGGTCTTGAGGAACTTTGGCGATTCTTTGTACTGCATCGCCACCCGGCTCCTCGCAAGCCGGATATAGTCGATAGGTGTCATGTCTCGTTCACCACGATGTTCGCAGGATCGATGTTCACCAATTGCTTGAAGCTCGGGTTGATGTTGGCTTCCGTGCTCGGGGCCGGCGCCGTGCCCACGAGAATAGACGTAACGTACTGGTTCGGTACAGTGTTCACCGGATTGTAGAGCCGCGAGTTCAGTAGCGACTGCCCGATGTCGAGCGTCAGGCCATAAGCAGCCAACGCATCTTTGATCTTCGTGGCGCCGTCAACCGGGTAGCCCGGCAGCTTGGTCACGTTCACGGTGATGTACGCGTTGAGGTCCGTCGGCCTGTCAAACCGCATCGTCTGGATGTGGCCCTGCGAGTCAACGACGTCTTGTTCCACTGCGCCAAGCATGGTCACGCCGGCCGAGCGCTTGATGTACAAGGCCATCGCAATCTCGCCGATGTCGCCACCCTCCACGACTGCGTTCAGGCTGTGCGGGGCTTGCCCGTTGGCGTCAACGTCGTCTGTCTCGTTTTCGTACACCTTGGCGAGCCGCACGTTCGGGATGTTCAGGATCGTGCCATAGATGCCATCGACAATGCCTTGCGAGGCCGTTGCGGTGGACTGCTTGCGCCGTTGCCGCAACTCTTCGTCGCTTTCTTCCGCCCGGCCCGGGGTGGCTGAAGCAAGGTTGGTGACGCTCTGCCAGCCGAAGATAGGGGTGTCGATCTTCGTGATCGTGTTGGCAGGGGCAAAACGTGCGCCGAACGTCAGCGCCCGGCACGAGACCAGCGCGTTACCGGACGAGCCGATAGTTACGTCACCCGTCGTCACCCATTGCGAGTTGTCGTACGTGCTGCGAACCAACGAGCCGGCGGGGATGAATGTGGTGTCGCTGCCGCCGACGGTCAGGTCGGCTGTCGAGTACGCGCCTGCAATTCGGCGGATGGAGTTCAGCTGCACCAACAGGGACAGGGCTACGCCGATTGCGTTGTTCGGGTTGAACGCGTTGTAGACGTCTTCAGCGAGCTGGTCGACGTTACTGACTGCTTCAGCAATCAACGACAGGAACTCCCCGTCGAGATCGTCCGGGTCCAGCGAGATGTCTTCGCCATAGATCAGGCGGTACGCCGCGAACAATTGCTGGACCCGCTCATCAAGACGGGTGCGCTCGAAACCTTGCGCTGTCACCTGTGTCATAGCCGGACCTTGATGTTCTCAGTCGTACCGTAGATCGTCGCCACTGTTGCTGTGACGCTCGCCACCCGGTTCTGGTTGTTCAGTTGAAGTTCAAAGGTGAGGATCTCTGCCACACCTTCGGTCTCGAGGATCGTCTGTTTGAGGATGGCTTCTGTGAATTGCAACGGGGCAGGCTTCACTCCTCCAATCTGCTGCGTGTAGGGTACGCCGGCGTCCGTATCGAGAAACCATTCACCCCGCAGCAAGTATAACCGCGTCATTACCTTCTGCGCTGTGGCCTCCTGCGTATCCGCAATATTGGCCTGACCATAACCGAAAGTCATGTCATGGTTAGCGTCTAGCCGACGTACTCGCATTAAACCGGCCCTCCTGTGTTCGCCCCGCCATTACCATTCGAATGAATGTGCGTGGAGCCAATGTTCTTCCCGTTGTGGGTCAGCGAACCACCGCTGAACTGTACGTTCCCTGTAATTTGGATAGACGAGCCCGTGCCGCCTGAACCTACCATGCCGGCTTGATACGTGACCAAGCTCTCGAACGTTGCAGGCTGCTCCGCGATAACCGGGCACTTGATGCGAAGCAGCGCGCCATCAATTTCCACTTCACCGCTGGTATTGATTTGAACATACGCAGACCCCTCGCGGTTACGCATTTGCACCGCGTCTGTTTTGAAGCCGGGGATAACTCTCGTCAGGTTACTGACCCCGGGCACGCAGAAACCGTCGGACAGGTCATGCAGGCGAAACTCAACCGGGGGTTGCGTGCCACCCTCCACCATCCAACGGTCAATGGCTCGTTCGAAGAAACCAAGAATAACTTCGTCCCCTGCCACCAAGGGGAAGGCAAACACGAACCCGCCCCCCTGTGGATAAACTACCGGGCAATCCAAACACAGCGGCAGATCAAGCGCCCCTTGCTGAGTAAAGACACGCTTGATAGCAGGGCGCACACGCGCCGTCTGCAACACCGGGTCAAACGATTCAATGATTCCGGGCAGCGCGGTATGCAGGTTCTTGAGAGCGGTTTCGACGGCTGTGTTGACTGCCGCGTTCGGGTCCGCTGTCAGCTCTTGTACGTCGCGTTCTTGTGCCATTACGAACCCTTCTTTTTGGGGATGGCTGCATCCAAACTGACAGTTTCAAGCTCGCTGTACCAGTCGCTGCCATGTGTGTCGCCCTTGTGCTTCATCTTGTAGATCTTGTAGATACCGTCAGGGTCTTGGCGCACAGGGTTATCATCTTTCTTGGTCTTGGTGACTTCCGTGTTCGTGTTCTTCACCTGACCAATGGTTTGCTTCTTCCCCTTCATGTTGTTATTGTCGAGCTTAACGCGCCCGTAAATCTTGTAGAGCGGGTTCAACAGGCTCTTCACCTTGATACCCTCGTCACCCACCTCCGGCGCACTAAGCATCCCTGTCTGGCTGTTGACCACAATGGCCTCATCGTCAAGCACGCCATTGATCGGGATGAAGGTAAGCTGCCCGTCCTGGATCGACCACGAAGCGTCTGCGTCCTTGGCGAGTTTGCTCAACACGTCGCGGGTGTTGCCGGACATCACCTTCCCACGCAAGCGCTTGTTCGGGCTCAACCCTTTCACCGGGCCTTTGGTGGTCTTGCTCATGGTGCCCACCGCACGATCCACGATCACCGAGTCGTCAACACCAGCCTCGATGGTCTCGTTAATGATAGCGTTCTTAAAGTCTTGGTCCCCGTCGCCGCACTCTAGTTCTGTGATCCAGTCGTTACCCTGCTTGTACTTGAAGACTCGCTTGATGTTGCCACGGAAAATCACAGCCAGCGAGTCACCATAGCCGACATTCAAGATAACGTCGTCGAACTCGTTCTTAATGCGCCCGTGGTTTGTCTCGTTCAGGTTGTAGACTTGAATGCTTGCTGTATTGGGATTGCCGTCGCTGGTCTTCTCGACCTCGAATGCAATGCGCAAGAACTCGATCAGCAAGCCTTGCCCTTGCTTGCCGACGACGAGCTGCGCCTTGCGAAGATATTGGCGGGTGGAGTCTGCCATCATTCAGCCAGCACTGGGGCTGGGATGGTTTGCGCCGGTTCCGGCAGCACCTCGTCAGCCGACACCCACATGAACTTCACCACCGTGCCGAAGTTACTCAGGTTGGCTTCGGTGTGCAGGTTCGCCGTGTCCACGACCACCAGATGCCCAAGGTTGAAGTTGAAAGGCTCAAGCAGGTCACAACCGAGCACGATGTTCAGGCCGCGCACAATGACCTCTTGCGTAGCATCGTAAAACAGGGACAGTTCGAAACGTTCGCTACGGTCGTTCCATTGCAAGTCGAAAACGATCTTGGTGTCGCCGAGCTGTGTGGTGAACCTCTGCGCCGGGTCCGTGGTGACAGGGAGTTCAATAATCATTTGCCTAACCCCTTAGACAGAACGTCAAGCGTCTTGCTTGCCAGAGAACCTTTCTTCGTCGACGCACTTGGGCTGGTTTGGTCGGTGCCCTGCTTCTGCCCGGATTCTTTCTTCTTGCCTGCTTGGTTCTTCGTGGCGCCAGCCTTCCGCGGAGGATACTTGACGGTCTCCGTGTAGACGATAACGATCTCGCGTAGCGTGGCGCTGAACGCCAACACATTCGATGTGTCCTTGTCCTGGATGACCGTCAATTCCTGGATCAGCATATTGTTGTACAGCAGGAGGCCCGTCTGTACATCGAACGGCTCGCGAGTAGCTTGCAATTGAAGCAAAGCTGCGTATGCGTTAGCCACACGTGCGTCGCCCGTGCCGTAGTTGTCGGTCGGCTCATGTAGCGGGGTGTTCGTGACGCCTGCTTCAATGACCACCTTGTACGGCTTCATGTACGCGTGGTCGGTGATGCTAACTCCGGACTCCACCGGGTTGTCTGTGATCTCCGTGGTCACTGTATGCGACTCGCTAACCACTGCGTCAAAGGTCAGCCCGCCGATGCTTCGTTGGATTAGGGTCGTGGGCTGGGCCATTACAGGGCTACCGAAGATTGGTTGTCGCGGATTACACCACGGTTCATTTTGTCAAGCGCATCGACTACCGACTGGCCTGCGGTCTGCGGGTCTGTCGTCTGGATTGTGATGTTGGGCGCCCCAACTTGCACGTTTGTCGTGTTGGTGTTGCCCCCTGTCGTGCCCGCTGGGCTAGCTGCCGGCCCCAGCACGCCGTTTTTTTGCGTGGGCTGGGGGGTAGGTAGCCCCCCGCTGCTTGCGGCGCCTGTAGCCCCTGCCACGGGCACGGCATCGCCACTGCCAAGGCCGAGCCACCCCTTCACCGCACTCACCGCCCCGCCAATAGTCTTTACGACGCGGTCCCAGCCTGCAATCAGCATGTTGAAGAACCCTGCGAATGCGTCAGTCAGGATGCTGATGACGCCGGTAAGCGTGCTAACGAGCAGGTTCGCAACCACAGTAACGGCTTGAAGCAGACCAGTCAGCAGCGTGGTGATCACTACTACAATCTTCTCAATCACCAGAAGAACGATTGGCAGCAAGAACCCAACGAGTTGCAGGATGGCACCCAGTACAGGCGACAACAGATCCCACAGCACGCTGAACAAGCCGCCCAATGAATTCGCCAGCTCCACGAGACGCGGGCTAAGACCTTCGAACGCCGCAGTCATCTGTTGCCAGAACTCGTTCAGGTCGTACGCCACCTTACGAATGAACTCGGCGAACGCCGGGAACCGCTCCACCAGCCGCCCGATGACGCTGTCGTTTCCTTCTGCGAAGTTTACGACGTCGTCGATCAGCAGGAAGATTGCCGCAGCCGCTGCCGCCACAAGAATCGGCACGATACCGATGCCAGCAACCAAGCCCCAGATCGCCGTCCGCGCGTAGTTCAGCACGGCCACGAAACTCGTCAACAGCTTCAGTGTCTGGGCGCTCACAAGAATGGTCAGCGCTGCCCCAGCGGCAAGCAGCACGGTTCGCCAGCCGCCAATGAGATCGACGAGCCAGTTAACCACACCTCCAAGTCGTCGCAACCAGTCAAAGACGACGCTGAGTAAGTTCGTAAGAAATTGTAGCGAGGTTGTGAGGTTGTCACGCACGAGCTGGCGGTTCGCAACCCACCACTCGCGGAAGGCACCGACTGTCTCTTTGACGATTGGCAGGAAGAACAAACCGATGGCTTGGCCCGTGGCTGTCGCCATAGCCTTGAGCCTGTCGATCTCATCTGTGAGTTCGCCAGCAGCAGCGATGTCTGCGTCGGTTGCGCCACCGAAGTCTCGGAACTCTTGGCGCAGGGCTTCGATCTCTTCGCGGCCCTTGCGCAGCAGCGGAACCAGTGTCGGATCAATGCCTAGCTTGCTCGCTAGCGCAATCTGCTCCTGCGTCGACAGACCTTGCATCTTGTCGGCAATGTCTAGCAACAGTTCATCAAAGCTCTTGACTTCTCCGCTGGCATTCCTTGCGCTGAGGCCCATCGTAGCGAAGAGCTTTGCGCCTCGACCAATGCCAAGGGCGGCTTCACCAGCCACGCGGTTCAGGCCCTGCACGGAACTCTTCAGCGCGTCGATGTCACCACCTGAAAGCTGGGCAGCGAAGCCAAGTTCAAGTACGGAGGTCGCAGCAACGGAGTTCAGGTCTGCAAAGTCACCTACCTCGTCCAGCTCGCCAGCCATTGCAATCGTAGCCACGCCGATCGCGCCAGCAAGGGCCACGATTGCGCCAACGAAGCCAAGGGCGGCGGTCTCTGCGTCCTTGGCCTTGTCGATCCATTGTTGCGCTGGGCCTGTGTCTACTTCAAACCCCAGCGCGACCAGCAGGCTATCGATAATCATCGCTTTGCTTTCCTAGCTTGTTCAGCACGCCGCGCGTACTCTTCTTCAACGTCCATCGCCTCGTGCATGTCGGCTAGGTCGTTCAGCGTGTACGTACCGTCGCAGAGTTCTCGGTACGTACACAGCGGAGGATCACGAAGTACAGGACGCCAGATGTACCAATCGATATTGGCTAGCTCGATTGGGTCGACGTCTTGGCCTTGATGAGATGGCCGAAACGTGAGCGCGCGGCGCTGACAAAATCCACGAAGTTCGCCTGCAACACGTGGAAGGCCACTTGCCACACCAGCAACGGATCACCGTAGAACTCTTGGCTATCGAGCGTCACCTTTGCGCCGTTGATGCGCGCGCATGGCAACAGCTTCTCGAGCAGCTTGAATACTGCGGCTTCGTCTGCGTGGCTCGTCAGCGCGCTCATCATCAGCTCACCGACTTCCTCTTTGCTGGCGCCCTTCTTGCCAAGCGCAGAAAAGAGAGTCGGGCCGAGCAGTTTGATGAGCGCGACCTGCACTTGGATGGCGTCGCGCGGTGCCAGCGTCGAAGCCAGCACCGTATGTTCGCCGATGGTGATCGGTTGGTGGTCACGCGTCATACTTGCACATCCCCTGCCAGAATATCGAGGCGTTCAACAACGAAGGTCCACTCCTCGTCGTTGCCTGCCGCCCCACGCTGGAAGTCAGCGGGCTTCTTGATGTAGCCAACCGAACCCGTCACGACGTCTTGGCGGAACACGTCACGGAAGGTCACGTTCACCGGGATGAACGTCAGGTTGCCAGCTTCTTGCCGGCCCAGCAAGTCGAGCAGGAAGGCGCGGAAGCTCGACGTCTGCTGCAATTTGATAACGACCTCGCCGGACCTGTCTGCCGACAAGGACATCATCATTTCGCCAGCGGCCCCGACTTTGTCGCTGGCCGAGTCCGTGCGGCGGGTGCACTTGATGACGTCGTCACCTTCGCTCCACCCCGTCGCTTCCACGCCATTCACGGCGAGGATCGTGTCAAGAAAACTGTAGCGGCGCATGTTTGCTCCTGTGGTTAATATGCTCGCGCGCTATTAGCGTTCGAACGTGACTTCGATGTCGACGTGCTGGATTGCTCCGGCGCCCTTCGCAGCAACTTGAATCGGGGGTGCCTTGCGGGCCTCGCGGTCGCTCTGGTTCTGCGTGGCAACCGGAGCCGCGTACACGTAGAAGCCTTGCTTCAAGAACTGGCCGACCGTCAGCGTACCGAACTCGCTGCCGTTCCACGTGCCCGGGGCAAGCAGACCGTTGTTCACGCCTTCTTGGCAAGCCTTCTCGACCTGTTGCACGATCAGGGCGACGCCACGATCGGTCTGCGGCACCTTCGTCGTGCGGGTGTAGAGGAAGCCGAACACGTTCGTTTCGATAGCGTTCTGCAACCAATCCAGACCATGCACCTCGTCGAAGTACACGCCGGAGGCCATGATGCCGTTCGCCAGCATGGGCGAGTCGCCGAACTGCGTGTAGTAGTTGACGTTCTTGCCCTCGAGCGCATTGGCCCGGGTGGTATTGATGGAGTCGTCTGCCTGAATGCCCGGCAACGTCTTGAACATCAACGTGATCGTCGAGTTCTGGTTGTTGAAGTTGACCGCGAACGCGCGCATCATTGCCGATACAGCGGCATAATTGTTCGTCTGGTCGTACACCGTGAACACCCGGCTGTACATCGCGTCCTTGAGCGCCGAGGCGAAGTCAGTGGTGTTGGTCGGGTCGTACAACGAAGCCTGTGGCGAGGTAATGCCGAGGATCTTCACGCGCGACTGAACCCAGCCGGCAGCGTCAACGAAGTCCTGCGCCGTCGAGAGTTGACCGTTCGTGAAGTGCAGGCCGTACCATTCCGTCGAGTACGCTTCTTGCGCATCAAGGGCTTGAGCGATGGTCTCTGCGGCGAAGCCTGCCGTTGCCGTGCCGCTGTCGGTGCCCAGCAGACCGCCGATGTGCGTACCCGTGGCCGGAGTCACGGCCGAGGTCAACGAAACCGAGCTGGTCGGGCCGGTTGTCGGCGACTTGATGGTGAAACGCGAACCGTTGTACGAGACGAGAACGCCCGTGCCGCCCGTTTCTGCTTGGATGGCGGTCTGCACCTTGGAGGCGACAGCGTTCAGGTTGGCCACACCTGTGAAGTCGATTGGGCTGACATCAAGCGGGGTACCGCCATCGATGGTCACGCGGAACGAACCGTCGTCGATTGCAGCCCACGTTGCCGCGTCGGTTGCCGTCGGGGCGGCGCCGACCAGCTCACCGCCCACCGCCGAGGCAAAGCGACGGCCGATGCGGATCTGGTCTGCGCGCGGCGATTGGCTGAATGCGATCGCTGCGGCCTTGTACTCTTCACTGCCTGCCGGAAAGTCGAGGGCGACTTCGGTCATGTTGGCATACGCGCGCGAGCGTTCGCGCACAGGCAGATATGCGCCAGTCCCCAGAAGGAGGAGGACGCCGAAACCATTCCGCTTCGGGAAGATCGGCGACGTGAGGATCTTGACGTTAACGACTCGATTAACCGGAAGCATGGTTCGATGTCCTTGTGGTTGGGTTGGTAAGCTGGACGGCTAGCTTGCGGCGTAGTGTAAGCCAGTCGTCCGTGTTCATTGTTATGATGAACTTGTTCTACTACGGGTTAGCGACCTCGACGCTGTAGTGCAAGATCTCTTGCTGGTCGGCCACGTTGCCGAGCTGCAAATTGATCGTAAGGTTCTGCGCGACGCCGCTGTTGACTGCGATGTCGTTGTCGCTCAGGTACGTGAAGCTACGCTCACCGATCGCGAACGTCGTAGCCTGTGCAGTCAGTGAGTTCTTGTTCTGGATGGTGAACTCGCCACGGAGCGCAATCGCTTGCGATTCTGTGGTGTCATACGTGCCGCCAACGCTCGCCCCGCCATAGCGGACGTTCAGGGCCTTCATGTTCGTGTTGCCCGTCTGGGCGACATATACAAGGACACGAACTTGGCTGTTGTTCTTGAGCACGGGCATCGGCACAGTGACTTTCGCCGTGTCGGTAGTCGTGCCCGTGTGTACGCCGCCGTATCCTGCTTGAATGATTTGAAACTTCACCGCCGCAGGATCGCCAGCCGTACCCGTGGCGCCGGTAGGGCCAGCCGCGCCCGTCGGCCCCGTGCCACCTGTCGGGCCAGTACCGCCCGTGGGGCCTGCTCCACCAGCGGGGCCAGCGTCGCCAGTAGCCCCCTTGGCGCCGTCTGCGCCCGGGTTGCCAGTCGCGCCGGTTGGGCCGGTTGCTCCGGTTGGGCCAGCAGAGCCCGTAGCGCCGGGTGCACCAGTGGCGCCGGCAGGCCCCGTGCCGCCCGTTGGGCCTGCGTTTCCGGTGGCCCCGGTGCTACCCGTAGGCCCAGTGCCTCCCGTGGCGCCTGTGGCCCCCTGCGGCCCCGCAGGGCCTGCTGCACCGAAGCTCGAAACAGGAGTACGAACGGTCACATCGTCCTGCACAACGGCGACCATCGCTTCTGCGGCGAGGGGATCCTCCAACAGTTCAAGCTCACTGATCTTCTTTGCCATGTTCAAAACCCAAGTTGCTCGCCCGACTCTGTGGTAAGCACATCGCCGGACTCAGTGGTGATGGCGTTCTCAGCGGCTCCCCCGCCAAGCTCGCCCGGGCCGTAAATCAAAATGTCTCGCTCGGTTGGTGGTTCGTCAGTGTAGAGCTTGATCGGGAAGATCCCGTATGTGTCAAGCTCAAGTGTGTCGGTGACGCTGGTGTTGAAGCGCATGTCAAGCTGCGCCCGCTCTTCCCAGTTCTCGCTCTCGACTTCGGTCAGGTCATTCACCGGGCCGATGTCCACGAAGCCGATGTCGTTGGCGCGCATGTACTCGACTGCTTGGGACATACGGATACGCGTGCGGAACTTGTTCGCGAGGTCGTTGGCTGGCGCGCGGTAGAACTGAATGGAGGCCACGCACAAGCGCGAGCCTTCTACCGTTTCGCTGACAAGGTTGTTCGATGAGTCCTTGTACCGAACCTCGTCCATGCCAACCGGGCCGTAGACAGTCACGAGCACGGTTGCCCACACTTGCGGGGCAGGGGGCACGTCCAGCTCTTGGCGGGCTGGGCTCACGTAGGCCGGGGCGATGCCAGTGCACATCGCAACCAGTGCCCGGATCTTACGGTTCAGGTCAACGCGCGATTGCATCGTTCTGCACCGCGAGTTGAAGGCAGTACCCACCATCCATCCAGCGTTTCTTGCTGGCGACCTTGTATTCGTTTCCGCGCCACGTCACAAGCGTGGTATCGGGGATCTCCGCGAGGCTGTAGATGCGGATTGCGTCGTCACCCCGCTGGCCTTCCGGCAGCATGTTCAGCTTCTGCCAGTCGCTCGCGGGTTGGATGTTGGCGGTCACGGTTCCAGTAGTTTGCACCGTGTCGAACTCACCGGCACGTTCGCCATCGGTGACGCGGGTGCGGGTGAGCGTGCGCGTGGGCCACTTGCCCCCGCCCATCTCCGGGTCACCAATCAGTTCGCTGACGTCGATCATTTTTCATCTTCCGGGTTGAGTACCCACGTAATGCTCTGGCGCATGTTGCCGGTGTCGATCAGCGCTTTGCTCGAGCCCTTACGCTTGATGGTCTTCTCGTTCAACTGGTAGGTATTGGCTGCGATGAACTTCTGCACATCGCCTTTCGCCATCTCGCCTAGCAGGCCGAGAGCTTCCTCTATGGTGAACTGTCCATTCACAATGCGCGGGATCAGTGCACGGTTGAAGTTTACATACTTGCCCGCGTTCGCGGTGAGGCTGACGCGGAGGAAAGAACGTTCTGGGATACCGCGCGACGGGGCGCCGAACTCGTGGGTCGCAGCTACCACTGCCATCGGCGTTCCGTTCTTCTCTGGCTCTGCGCCCCGTGGTACGCCGATATAAACCTTGGGGTTTTCCGTCTTAATGCGGTCGACCGTTGCCTTCAACTTTGCAGCGTCAAGACGATCGCCGGCGAACCCGCCAGCCTTCTTGACCGCTGCCTTGGGCTTGATCATACAACCCACGCCCCAATGGCAGGCGCGAGGTTCTCGTAATACCAGATCCCGTAAGGCGTGAGAAGGTACGGGTTATCGATGGCCTTGAGCAGAAGCTGTTCACTCTTCTGCACTTGCACATCGCCAACTTTTTTCATGATGGCCGAACCTGTGGTCAACTTCTGCCACGCGTCCGGGTCGGCAACGCGCAGATTGTAGAGCCAGAGGTAATGCGCGGTCAGGTAGTAGACCGCGTAGTCGTAGAGCTCCTGAGCCCACGCGCATTCGTTCACCACCGCCAGAGCGAGGTTCATTTGCGCTTGAACCTGCTCGTCGGTGTTGGCAGCGAATTCGGGGAAGAGCTCGCGGAACCCTGCGACAGTCGCGGTCATGTGCTGCTCCTGGATTAGTTCGCGTTACCCGTGGCCCACGGCGCGTCGGCGGGGGTATTGCTCGAAACTTCAGGCACTTCGTTGTCGGCCGGCGCGGCGGGCACCGGGGGCACAACCGGAGCTTCCGGCGCGGTCTGTTCGGGCACCGGCACCAGCGGGGCCGGCTCGTCGGGAACCGTGGCTTGCGAGCCGACGCGCAGACGGCCGGATTCGAAGTGGGCCTTGGTCGGCGCATCTTCTTTCTTGCGCAGCGCGTCGAGCAGGCTTTCGTCAACCATTGCCTCGCCCGGCAGGATGCCACGGGCAGCAGGGATGACGGCAGTCTGGAGAGTGCCGTCGTTGGCGTATGCGTTCAGGTGAATCGGGGCTTGCGATGCGTTCAGGAGGCGAATTTTTGCCATGTTGATCTCCAACTAGATAAGAAGAAAAAAGCCCGGGCGAGGTGGGTTGTCCACACTGCCCGGGCCTCGGCTACATCAACGGCGGGTGAAACGCTTGAAGCCTTAGATGCCGTCCATGTAGTACGCCGACTGCGGGTAGTACCATTCGACACCGCTGTACTTGTACTCGCCCGGAACCTGCATCGACAGAGCGACAGGTTGCGGAGCGAGGAAACGCAGGGGCATCGGCAGATGCATCACCAGACGGTCGTCACGCTTGACGTAGAACACCGCGCGCGACGTGCCACCCGAACCAGCGGTCTTCAGCGAGCTGACAGCCGTGATATTGATGGTCTGGTTGCGTTCGATGCGCGCGATGTTGCGCTCGAGCAGCCATTCCAGGATGGTCTTGTCTTGGTAGCCGTTCATCGGCGTCGTGGCAATCAGCGCGTACTCGTCGTTCGGCAGCGCGATATCGGTCACAACGTCGGTCTTGGCCGTCGCGTCCCAGATCTTCATGATGCCGAAGTTCAGGTCGGCGAGGATCTTGGCAGCGTCGGCCGCAGTCCACGCGCCGTTCGGTGCATTGCCGCTGGCGATCTGCGGGCTGTTGATGAAGCCCGGCAGGTTGTCTTCGCCATTCAGCGCGACGTCGTTCAGGTGGCGCTCGTAAGCGTCCATCGCGGCGTTCAGGCGGCGCGTCGGCAGGGGCCGGCGCAGGAAAGCAGCCTTGCGCAGCTCTTCGGTGTTGTACTCGTACCCGATACCACCGAGCACGATGGGCATCGTGGCGTCGCCGTCCAGCACGTTCGCCATCGGGATGTCCTTGCCCGAGGCACTGATACGCTTGCCGCGACCCACGTTGTCGGTGGTTTCGTAGCGGATCACCTCGGCACCTTCACCGGCAGCGGTGGAAACCGGGATCATCTGCCGGAATTGCAGCGGCTCGCGCATCACGCTGAACACCTGTGCTTCGGTGTACGCGAGCTGCGAGATGAGGAAGCCGATACCGTTGGCGGCATCGTTGGCGCTCGGCTGGTAGCCCGGGCCGAACATGGTTTCGGGGCCACCGATGATCTGCGCGAAGGCAGTCCGGACAGCCGCGTCGAACACCGGCTGGCGGCGAACGATGTACGGGTCTTGTTGATTTCGCATGGTGTGGTCTGTTCCTGTAGAGTGACCTGATCGAGCCCGGGCAGGCTTAGATCTGGAAGTCGATCGAGATCACGCCGACTTCACCCGACGCGGTGGTGGTACGCCATTTGGCGTTCGCAATTGCAACACGACCAGCGGCAGCGGCGCCCGTTTGCACGGAGCCGATACCGTTCGACGCGGTGATGCTGATGACGTCGTCGTTTTCGTTGACGGCTTCAGCGGCCTTGGCGTAGTAGAAGCCACGCTTCGCGACGGGGACCGTATCGTCCTTGTCCCAGCCGGTTTCCGTGCCGTCGGCGTTGAAGAGCTTCTCGGCCGAATACATGGCAAAGCCGATCGCGACGTCAGCGTCTGCTGCGATCTTCTTCACCGTCTTGGCGCCTTCACGAGCGACGAACGTACCGAACACGATGCGGGCAGCGGAGCCCGTACCGGTGGTGTTGTTCCGCTTCGAGATGACATCGCGCGGGTTGAAGTCGTAGCCAGCGCCCGGGATGCCCATCGGCAGCAGGGCGCCCCCGTTGGTGGCGATGTTGATACCGTTCTTGACTTGAGCCATGATTACTTGGCCTCCTTCTTCTTCCACGCATTCGCCATGCGGTCATGGTAGGCCAGCGACGAGTCGACAACTTGCATCGTCTGTTGCTGGGTCGTCGTTTGCTGACCGCCACCGTTGCCCAGCAGCGCATCGCCGATGGCTTGGCGAGCTTGCGCGTCTTGGGCTTCCTGGCCTGCGGGCTTCAGCGAAGCCACGAGGCGGAAGGCGGTGCGGGCCGTCTCTTGGTCGAGGGCCTTCACTTCCTTGCCGCCGAGCATCACTGCCAGCGGACCCTTGAGGGCTTCATCGTTGCCCACATGCCCCAGTACCTCCAGCCGGACGGCGTGGCAGGTCTTGCCCTTGGCGTCGAGGCCCGGGAACAGACGCTTGCCGGTGTCGAGGGTCTCGGCCCAGTCAGCGACCATTGCGTCGCGCTGTTCCGGGGTGAAGACGTCCTTCTTGGCTGCGTCGCGGTCACCGATCAGTTTGGCAACGGCGCCACGCAGGCCCAGCAGATCGCTGAGGGGGAAGGCGGAGCCATCGATCACGATGGTCTCTTTCAGCTGCGCATCGCGCGCTGCGACATCGTTGGTCAGGGTCTTGATCTGGCCGGTCTGCTTCTCGATGACAGCGGCGGCTTGATCGTTGACCTCGACCGGGATGCCGTCGACCGTAACGGTACGGGGCATAACAGGTTCTCCAGAGGTTTGTGAATCACCAACTCGGCAAGCCGAGCCACATCGTGCGGCGTCCACCAGAGCTACATGGTTGCCGCGAATCTTGCGTTGGACTGCATCGTAGGCTTGCCCCGTGGGGGTCTTGCCCGGTGTCCAATCGGCATGAAAATCATAACCGTTGGACAACTGTACTTTGCCTGCGTTGATCTTTGCAACCGCCGAAGCGTCCTTAACAACCAGCGTACTTTCGGTGTAGTGGTTGCCTTCCTCGTCGACGTAGTCACCTTTCTTGAAGTCGTAGATGTCACCGACAGACACCTCTTTCCAATTGCTTGAGTCCACCGTCTTGTGATCATCGACGATAGGCTTGTAATTGAACGACGTCAGCGACTCTGCGTCGAAGACCTCTTCCGGGGGACGGTACATGCGAATCACGCGCATGGGGTCACCACCGTCTTGCAGGCCCAGCTCAAAGGCCCGGTACTCTTGAATGCCAGTACGCGAAGGCCGACCCTTGGCGATCAGGTAGCCTTCCGGGGTAATCGTGCGGCTCGAGAGAGCGATAGTGTCGGTGACGCTAAGGCGCTTAGTCATCTTCGGTGTCCAGTTCGAATACAGCGATTGCAGTGCATCGGCAGTTCACGTCATCCCCCGGGTGCCCAGTGTCTTCAGGCGGGTCGTCCCATCGAAACGTCTGCCCTTCCTTTTCAGCATGGCTGTCCCGCACGCGCTCGTCAAGCGAGGTCGACCAGATGTACTTAGTGATGCCGAGCTGCGTTTGCCGGGCTTCATTGAAGCTAGCATTCAGCTTGCTGGTCTGGTCGCGAGCGATCAAGTCGGCCCTACGCTTGGTGATATCGTAGTCGTTCTGCAGGTCGCTGATGATCGCTTCGTACCGCATACCGGAGCGCACGTTATTCAGGACTGTGTTGCCCACACGTGCCGCAAACTGCTCGGGGATGCTTTTGATAAGAGCCGTGTTTGCTGCGATGCCTAGTGCCACCTCGTCGGCCACTGCGCCAGCCGTCAGCAGCGGGGCGATGTCTACGCTCACTGCGGCCTGTGCCGCCTGCACGAGCTGCTTATCCGTTTCTGCCAGCACCATCTGCGTCTGGAGTGTGGCTAAACGCTCGGCTTGCTCTTGCAGCCGGCCAAACACGCGGGCCAGACCTTGCAGTTCGTTGTTGATACGTTCGGTAGAACCCGTCGCTGCGTCCGTTGCGCGCCCGTATGCGTAGTCGGTTTCGAGCGCCTTCAAGACGGGGATGACGTCTTCCTGGACGCGAGCCCAGCACTTATCAACGATATTGCGTAGCTGCTTTGTGTACCAAAGCTCTTGACGCTTCATCGCCTTCGGTGGCTTCAGCTTGATGGTCTTCTTGCGCGGCCCCTTGCCCGTGGTCTTGCGGCGCAGGGTCAGTAGTTGTTTCAGCTTCACGCTGTGGCTCCGGGCTTGGCTGGCACGGCGGCGGGCTGCGGAGGGTTAGCTGCCGGATCTGCGTTGGGATCTGCACCGGGCACCACAGGCTCGGGTGGGTTGATGAAGGCTTCGCGCGACAGCTCGTCGACCATAGCGACATCCTCGTCTGTCAGGTTCTTGTAGACCCCGTTTTCCTTGAGATCCTTGGCGACTGTGCCTTCCGTGATGACCGCCGTGTCGATGTAGATCTTATCGCGTTCTGCGTTCTTCTTCTGGATCTCAGCCTTCTCCGTATCTGTCATCTGCCACAGGCTGTTGAACTCGCTGCGGTAGTCGTCGGGAAAGGTGCCCAGCGTAGAGCGGATGAACACTGCGTCGAACTTCTCGAGGTTCGGGCCTACCTCGTCGCGCTGCTTGTTCTTGATCGAGTCGTAGTAGTTGCGGATGTCGTTGTCGCCCGTGGCATTCAGGCCCGTGGCACTCTGTCCGTAGAACCGCGACACCGGGATATCAACAGCCCCCGAGTAGTTGATCATGAACTTGGTCATGATGTTGTCGAGGTTGGCGAAGCTGTTCGACTTCTTCTCGTACTCTTCCGTGCCGTCGAGCAGGAGCATACGGTTGTACGACTTGAGCAGTGCAGCCGTCTGGAAGCGCTTGGTCAGGATGGCTTCACCGTTCTTCTTTGCCAGCAGGTCAGCCAAGCCTTCCGCCTTCACGACGTCAACGTTCGCCTCGAACATCATGGTTGCGATGGAGGCGGTAGTGCTGTCGGCATTCAGCATGGCAGTGTACGCGGACTGAAGAACGCTGTCGTCCCAGTAGCCGTTATTCATCCATGCGTCCCACGGCAGCTCGCTTCCACCAAAGCGAATCACCCGCGTGTGGTGAACCCGGACAGTGCTGTCGTGGAGCATGTAGATCTCGGGCAAGCCGAAGTCAGGGTCTGCCGGGTCTTTGACCATCCCGCCAACCGGGCTGATACGGTTCTTGTCGACGACGAGCAGGTACTTCAGGTCGCCCTTCTTCACCTTCTCCGGGTCGAGCGGTACGTCGAGGTTCCGGCCTGTGCCCATGATGAGGACTGCGCCGCCGTACAGCCGGCCCCACGCAATCGCTTGCTTGAACTTCTTCTGCACACCGAGCTTCTTCTCTGCGTTCTCGATGTCGAACATGCGGGTGTCGCGGCCACGTTTCTTCACCGCCTTGGTGTCACCTTCGCCGTCGTCGAACTTGACCGTGCGCCATTCGCGGGTCATGTCCTGTGCAGGGATGTCGATGGTCTTGCGGGCCAGCCACGAGGCGCGGTACATCGCTGTGAGCTGGTACACGCTCAGGGCAATCGGCATCACGTACTGCGTGAACGACATCTTGTCGCGGTCCGTGCCAAGCCCAGCAACCACGTTCTGCAAGCTGCCGTCTGTGGCCTCGAGCTTGAAGCGCTTATCCACACGTGCCCGGGTCAGTGCAGTATTCAGGGTCTTGGCTTCACGCGGCATCTTCTTCTACCTCGATTAGTTCTGTTAGGTCGTCGTCAACTTCGTAGATGCTTGGCTTGCGTTGCAGGTCGTTGAACGCACTGCTACTTGCGTCCACTTCATCGTCATGCACATTATCGCCGCCGAATGCTTCTAGGATGTTGAAGTAGTGGTCGTTCCATGCGCCGCGCAGTACCGCCACGTTGCCAGCCTGCCATTGGGCACTGAAGGGCTCTGCCCGGGTAATCTTGTCGCCTGACTCGCGGATTGCTGTGACCTTGTACCCAGCGAGGTCACGCACGTACGACTCGGCTTGCTCTTTACCTGCCTGCCCCGGATCTTGGTTCATCCGGATCTTGACGTTGTCTGTGTCGGCCGCTGCTGTGCGCTTCACCAGCTTGCGGACCTTATCTGCCCGCCACTTCTCGCTGATACAGTGGGCCACGATAAAGCGTGGCACTGTACCTGCTGGCCGGATACCCATGAGCACGCCTGCCGTACCATCCGGGTCTGGGTTCGTCTCGCTAGGCTCGGTCGCGGCCAAATCCCATGCACGCACCCAACGTACAACGTCAGTAGGACATCTGTCAATTATGTCAACCTCGTGACGCTTGAAGTACATACCGCTTGCCGGGCGGATGTTCCAATTGCCGCCCTTCTCTTCGTCACCCAGCAGCCGTTCGCGTTGAACCCGCGTCATGGCCTTCAGCGTGGCCTTGTACTTCGGGTCGTTCTTGTTCAGGATTGCGTTGTCCTTGAGGCGCGACAGGATGAACGTCACAGACAGGGGTTCGCAGTCGTCACCGAAGCGCTCAATGAGCTCTTCCTCGCTGTTGGCCCAGTGCACCTCATCACTGACACGGCACATCCAACGGATCTTCCCACTCCGCTCGGGGATGGCATACCCGTCGCCACCAATCCACCAGTCAATGAACTTGCGCACCCATGAGTCTGCGTCAGGGTTCGTTGTGGCCCGCACATAGGGGCGCACGCCGCAGCCCTGCCCGTCACGGTTCCGCGATAGCAAGTACCAGAACTGCGTCTCAAGGAAGTGGGTCAGCTCATCGAAGATGATCAAAGGGATCTGTGACCCCTGCCACGAGAGCATGTCCTTCTCGTGCTCAATGTGGGCCATCTTGATCTTCCCGCCCTTGGGCCATTTCCATTCGAGCACGTGGGATATCGGCGTTCCACCCGCAGCAGGGTACATCTGCATTGAGGTGTCCCACAGCCCGCCCGGGTTCTTGATCTGCGTGGTCTGCCTGCGGAAGTAGACGGAGAAGAAACCGGGGTTGCGCGTCACATGGCGAAGTGGCTCCATGAGCGCCGCAAACGTCTTTCCCCCGCCAGCACTGCCACCATAGATGACGATGTCTGCGGGGGATGAGAGGAATTGCTCTTGCGGCCCCGGCTGGGGCTTGATGACTTTAACGGCCATTCTCGAATAAGTCGTCTTGCTGCTGTTGAACGGGTTCTTCTGGTTCTTCTGGAATGGGCTCGCTGGACTTCATGCACCGCCCAAGGCAACCAGCCGCGCACGGGCAGTCCCCGCAATCAAAGAGAATCATTTCGATTCCTTTGGGTGAACCGGGCACGGATGCCGCAGTGAGCCGTTCCCGGACGGGCAGGTGCATTCTGGCGGGGTGGCGACAGTGACACGCCACGTATCGCCTTCGACATGCTCGAATCCCGCCCCACTCGGCAAATGCACGTAACGGACGAAACAACCGCCTGTGTAATGTTTCCGCTCATCCGCCTGCGCAGCGGGTGCCGGGGCTGATGCGGCGCGCTCCATCGTGCTGTATTTCTTGACCATGCCAGACCGTTCGCACCAGTCATATGCGGCGTGCAATTGCGCTTCCAGATTGCGCCCCGTGGCGAATGCCGCCATTACGTTGATGAACATGAGTTTCATCGTGGCCGCATCGGCAATCGACTTGTCCTGCGCTTCGATCTCATCCACAGTCGGTGCTGGTGCGGCGAGTAGGGCGGCAACATCTTCATAGCGCACCCATCGGCCATCCTCGAATTCATCCATGGACCCATCCATGTCCTTGTCGAATCTCCGGATTTTGGAGGACGCCACCCCCTCCCCATTGCGGGCATCCGCAGAATGGGCGGCGAGTAGCGATTCTGCGTAGCGCGCACCTGCCGTGAATGCGTCGCACAACTGGCTCGGCCCGGTGTAATTGTCACGGCGAAGACGGTGCAGTCGATGCCCGTCGGCAATCTGCTCATCCGTCAGCCCCGCTTGGCGTGCGTTGTGGTCGGTCATTTAATCTTCCCCATAGCCCTTAGAATGGCCAAAGTTGTTTGATTCACCATGCGGATCGAGCCCGGCATGAATGGCACATGAGAGTTACCGTCAACGTCGACGTATTTCCACGGATGCCACGGCTCCATGCGCTTACCGTTCATTTTGCCGCGTCCCCTTCAGCCGTGTCTCCAACTTCAAAGAACACGTTCAGGAGCTGGACCTGCTTGATGTGGAAATCGGCTTGTGCGTTGTGAACACACGCAGACGCGCTCTTTGGCATGTACGCCTTTGCGCAATCGCGATGATAGCGTGCCATGTTCCAGTGCCACAGGCGCAACGTGCGGAATTCACCAAGCAACCCCAGCTTGAGTACGTTCTCGCAGACCTCTTTGATGTCTTTGCCGAGTAGCGTGCAACTGCCTTTGATTGCATTCATGGTCTTAGCGGTAGAGTGGTTGCGTGTTGTTCACGTAGAGTGCTTCGCCAATGCCGAAGAACCAACGGTCCTCCGGGTGCGCACGCCAGCGATAACCGCAGGGGATCTGCTGTTCGTCCTGCGGGTCCAGGAATAACGGGTATCGCTCTGCAATGACAGGGTTCGAAAACACTTCCGGTCGATCGCTAATGCGCATATCACCATCCCGCGCGACTGCCAAGAAGCAGAATGCAAAGCGGCGATGTGCGTTCTGCATAGGCGGCATGTCGTTTGGCTTCTGGTCGAGCTGCGCAAGGTAATCGCCTAGCTTGCCCTCTGGCACTTGCTCGAGGTGTGCGTAGCCGTAGCCCCCGTTAATGCGGCAATTCGCACAATTGCAATTGCGCACCACCTCAGCATCGAAGTCGTAGCTTGGGTCATCGCCAACGACGTGTTTCTCCCACCACGCGCTAAAGCGGGCCTTCAGGTAATCGAGCATGGTGGCATAGCTACGTCGGTCAATCGTCTTCGTCATCTTCTTCCTCATCGTAGGTAGGTGATTCAACTGCAACCACTTCGCGCACTTGCACATCAACGACGTCTGCGGGTTGCACCGGTGCGGGCAGGCTTTCGCGTCCATTGCCCGGTAAGTAGAATTGCACAGTTTCTGCGTTCAGGTCAACGTTTAGGTTGATTGGTTTGGGAGGAGCTAGATCCAAGCCGAGCAGCTCTGCACGCCTCTTCATAATCTTCAGGCAGGCGTCGACTGCGTCCTTGTTGACCACACCATCCTCGTCCGGCGTGCTCACCAATCCGCTGTACGCGTGCACCCAGAGCTTATCTAGCCTGAGCAGCTCTACGTTGCGCACCTGCTCTGCTTTCTCGCTCACCTTCTCTTTCAGGCGCCTGCGAACCAGCTTGTGCACGTAAGGCACGCTCAACCCCATCGCCGCCGCGATCTTCGAGTAGGACCAACCTTGCAGCCTGTAATCCAGTGCGACCATACTTCTCTGGATCACGTCGCTAGACTCGTCGCCCTTCATGGCTACCTTGCCGCCCATGCCGTTCACCTTCATTTCCTGTGGATAGGGAAAAGCATACTGGTCAGCGAGCCTGAAGCACAAGCGTTAAACGGGCCGTGGCTGCGTTTTTGGGGCCTGCCCTACCCTACCCCCCAGCCCTACCCGCCAACCGCAGCACGCGCCACGCTGGCACGCCCCAGCCACACGAAATACGCCCGGGCCTGCTGCTCAAAGTAAAACAGGTAGTCGTCGAACGCAATATCGCTGAGTACCTTGACCTGCGTTCCGTCCCACACGCGCATATGCGTAAAGAGACGTACTCGAAAACTCACATTGTTCTGTTTGTAGATGAGGACGGGCTCGAGCTTCAGCCGCTGTGCAGACGCTAGGCACTGGCACCACCACTTCACTACCTCGAGCCGTTCATGGTGCTTGACCTCGATAGCGCACCATGGCACGTACACATCATGTCCACCCTCCAAGCTCTGCATCAAATTGCGGCAGACGTTCACTGTGTTGTCCACACCCAGTTCGGCGCTCACTCGGTCTAAAACCTCTTTCAATTTCTGCACCACCGCCCGTTCAGCTCGCTTGCCTTTATCCAGCGCCGCTTTCCCGCCCATCTTAATCTCCTCGCTTATTCAATTTCCGGTTCTTTGCATCTAGTTCTTGCAGCATGTCGAAGCCCTTACTCCACACAACGTCTTCGCTTCTTTCATAAGCTGCGCCCGGGTTCTCATTCGTTAAGAACTGGTGCACCCGTTGTGCATACTCGATGGCGCTAGGCCCGTCTGCCAGCGTACACAATTGCGTCGCCTCTGCACCACTCACCAAGTACACACGATACCGTTCGTAATCCAGCTTACGCACCTGTACCGCGTATGCCACTCTTATCGCCATTGTTAGCTCCGTTTAGAGCGGGAAAGCACAGTCCCTCGTGGTTCCCTGCATTTTTGCCTTATAAAACAGTTAGTTAGTATATATATAGGAATAAAGGAATATAGGATTAATACTACATGGTAACTAGATGTGCCGCGTAGCGCTTTATGTATCTGTGTTACTTTTTTGCTTTATAGGACATTCCCCACCCAAAAAGTCCCAATCGCCCGCAAACCCAAGCCAGTGGCCGGTCTCCGGGGATTCCCCAAACCCTCCCAACACGCATTTAGGGAATTTTCGACTATGCGTCAGGCAGTGCTAGCACCCAAACATTAGACGTACCGAAGCGTTCTTTTGCGTCTGCTTTGGGCAGTTGAATAAAGACCTCGCTCTCGTGCAAGCCCTTGCATGTGGACAACACCATGTCGCCGTTCGTGCGCCCGTTTTCTTTGAACGCTGCATGGTTTCTGGACATGCGTCGTACATAGTCGAATGGCACTGCGCCGCACGCACGCATGGCCTTTGCATCGCCGAGCTTGTCCATGCTCGGGGGTGGGCCGTCCAGGATGTACCGCTTGGCAATCTGTACGATGGCCTGCTCACGTTTGCTCATGTCGTTGCCACCGATATCGCCTTCGCGTAGACGCTTTTCAAACGCGGCGTATGACTTGGAAATACGGTCTTCTGCCCAACGTAGAACGGGGAGGGTGATGACAGGGCCGTATGGCTGGATACCGACGGCTACCAGTGCAGCGAGTTTCAACGTTGCTAGATACGTTCGTGAGTGCAGCGCACGCAGGGCTTCACTGTGCAGCGCGTTGTATTCATCGTCCATGCGCTTGAGTAAAGCATCGGCATACGCCCGTGCGTCTTGGTCGAACTGGACATCCTCCCCACTGAACGGCTTTTCTTTGAGCATGTTGGCGCCCGGGCCATCCATGACCATCTTGCCCTGCCGCGCCTGCTCTGCGCGTTCCATCAAGCTCGCGATCGCTTGCGTAAGCTGTGGGGGCGGGTCGTGGGTTACGCTGGGGTTGAGTGGTGGTCGCTCGCCTGTGTACTCGATGATGATAAAACGCGGCAGGAAGCCGTCCAGGATGCTGTGGATGGGTAAGTTCTCGAATACCGTGTCCTGCGTGCCCTCGGCCAGTATCGACAGGTTGGGCGAGTTGATATGTCCAATACTGTTCTCGTCTTTGCTGTACTTGGCCTTACCCATCACACCTTTGAAGCCGCTCTTGGTGTACGCGGACAGCAAAGACGCCTTGAGTAATTGTCCGTGCTCGTCGCGAGCGCTGTTGAACCTCACGAGCATCTTGCCGAACTCGGTGAAGGTAGACAGGCACGACGGCTGTTCCTCCAGATGCTTCTGGACTGCTGCACCTGTTGTGAAGTTGGATGGCCCGATGAACTTGCCTGAATGGTTGCTGATGCGGCCCACCGCGTGTTGAAGCGCATCAATGCCGTGCTGCATCCCTTCCTTGCCGACACCGGAATTCGCTACCACGAGCACGTATTGGTTGAGACCCTGTGCAGATACGTTGTACGTGCGACCGCAGATGCCAGCCATGTAACTGATAGCTGCTGCCAATGCGAGGTCGTGGATGGGCCGTGGGGCCACGCTGTAGATGTACCGGGCAACATCGCCGAGCAATCCCGGAGGAAAGGGGTCGCTTGGCTTGATCACTGGAACAGGCGCGTCGACGGGTGTAGGTCCGGGCACCGGAGGCGGTGGCGGAGGGGGCAAAGGCGGGGTGCTGGCCTGCATGGCTTCCCTGTTACGGGTTGCTTGCGCCATTAATCCGCTCACATCAATGGGAGGATTGGATGCTCGGTCGTTTGCCACATGGGCGCGGGCCAGCCCGATCGTGCGGCGCATGTAGTCTCCGGGCTTGGCCTTGGGCTTGCTCGGCGGCCTGCGTTTGCTCGGGCACAGGAGAGACTCTGCCCACAGCCTGATCACTTGCTCATCGCTGTCGGTACACGAGCAAAGCGCCTGTACCATCGCAAGGTCTGCGCGCGACTGTGACAGGTCGCCTTGCTTGCCTTGCAAGTAGCTCTGCCAGTCACCTGTGTGGTACAGATCATAGAGTGGCCTGCTCAACGACTCGAAGTGGCGCATCACCCGAGCGTCGTCTTTCTTCTCGAGCACCTCGTTGAACTCGTACTTGGCACCGCCATTTTCCGGACGTGAAGTTTCAATGAGCTCTGCGAGGCTGTCGATAAATTCTTGGTCGTGCTTAACAGGGCCTTCCTGGACAACATCTCCAGTGCACAGCATGTACCGCTGTGCACCGTATAGCTCGAGCCCGTGCGCCTTGATGCCCCTCGGGAAGTCCCCCTTGAGGATTGCATGGAAGCCGTAGCCGCTAATAGACCGCTCCACATAGCAGCCAAGCTTCACGCATGCTTGCCCGAACCACACCTTCGCGCCGGGTGCCGCTGGCTTCTCTGGCTTGTCGTCAAAGTCGACGATCACATATGGGTCGTCCTTGGTGAGGACAAACCCAACACCCATGATAATATTTGGGTGCTCCATCCATAGCTCCACGGCATCCTCGAACGTACCCCAATCACTTGGGTCCGTTACGTCAGCCCCATACCCCTTCTTGCCATTGCGCGGGCAGAGGGGCTTCTTATCAAATGCTGCGCAGACCCATTGTCGCCGCTCGCGTAGCTCGAGCGGAATGTTCTCCAGCTTCTTATACATGTGGATGTAGTTTTTAAACTTCGAGTTTGCGACCAGACAGGAATTCGTACAGAGCCTGTACGCGGTTGACGCTCGGGTTCTTGATGATGCCCCGGCGAAATTGTTCGAGCCAGTGGTACGGCACGTCAGCAGTTACGCTGATCACGGCAAGCCCGCGAGAGTCTGCGTGTAGCAACTCCAACGTCTTGCTCATGAGGGAAAGAGGCTCTTTGCAGTTCATTTTGTTGGCGTGCCTGTTAGTAGTGCGGGCTATGGTAGCCGGGTCACACAACGAACCACAAGTAAATCCTGCGGGTTAAATACGAGGTTCTAAATACTGCTTGTGGCTCACGGCCAGACGCACGTAATATCCTGCCTACACCAACGGAGGCCACCTATGGGCTATCACCGCGACAAGTGCGAAGTCACCTTCAATACGCCTACTGGCAAGCAGACTCAAATCTTTCGGGATTACAAGAGCCTCGCTGACTGGGCACACGCCCGGGCACAAGAGCAGGCAGAACGCCACCCCCAGCCCTTGATCATCCATGCCCCCTACCAAGCTAGTTTTGATCTTACGTCGTGACCCCGGGTCCGCGCTGATGTCGTTCGTAGGTGTGTTCGACGAAAGCGTAACCAAGTCTGCGGAGATGCGCAGGCTGTACCCGGCACCGCAATACTTCTACGCCATCCCCCTTGCTAGCTGCTTGCTCACGCAAGACGGTTTTGATTGGGGCCAGCACGACCAACCGCACCAACTCTACTAGGAGCTGTAATGCCCGCCGCACCACTACCGCAAGTCCCCGCAGAGCATCACGCGCTGCTCAACGAATGGCGCAAGAAGGTTGCCGAGGTCCGCGCGCTGGAACCGCTGATCGAAGAAGAGAAAGAGCTGCGCCGCAAGGTGTTTGCCGCACTCTTCCCGAATGCCAAGGAAGGCGTGAATAAAGCTGGCCTGCCCGCAGGCTGGCGCGTCGAGGCTGACCAGAAGTACACCCGTAAGCTGGACCAAGACGCTTTGCCCACAGCCATTGCAGCCATGCGCGAAGCCGAGGCGCACAAGCTCGGTGTTGCCATCGAGCGGCTCTTCAAGTACACGGCTGAAATCTCGGTCAGCGAGCTGCGTGTACTGGAAAAGGAGGTCGAGAAAGAACGCGTCGCCAAGGCAGCGCACCCGGACGAGTCTCCGCAGGTTGGCAAGGCCGAGCACATCTACGGACTGCTCAGTGAGGTGCTCACCACGAAGCCAGCCCTGCCCACGATCAAGCTCATTGCGCCGGAGGCTTCCTAATGGCCGGCGCGCTGCACTGGGGCCGCACCAGCGAGGTTTCCGTGGGCCACGGCGTGAAGGGTCTCGTCTATGCCAAGTCCGGTATTGGCAAGACTATGCTCGCTGCGACCATGCCAGCGCCGATCGTGGTGACAGCAGAGCACGGCCTGCTGTCGCTCACCAAGAAGAACATCGAGCGCGTGTGGGGTGTTGGCACTCAGGGCATCACGTACGACATCCCGACGCTCACGGTTAAGACGCTGGAAGACCTCGACGCCATCCACCTGTGGTTAACCTCGAGCCCGCACGCCAAGCAATTCCAGAGCGTCTACTTCGATAGCGCGAGTGAAATCGCTGAGGTGGTGCTGGCTGAAGCCAAGCTCGAGAACAAAGATGGGCGCAAGGCTTACGGGGTTATGATCGATGAGATTGTGCCCCAGATGCGGAAGTTCCGCGACATCGAGGGCAAGCATGTCTTCATGTCGGCGAAGTATGACTTCATCCAGGACGCCAATGGTGACATGAAGGGCGGGCCTTCGATGCCGGGCAAGGCGCTCGGCAAAGAGATGCCCTACATGTTTGACGAGATTTTCTACATGACGCTTGGCCGGCAGCAGGACGGCACGGCGTACCGCTACCTGCAAACCCAGCCCGACGAGAACAACGATGCCAAGGATCGATCGGGGTCACTGGCGCTCATCGAGCGTCCGCACCTTGGCTACATCATCAACAAGATCGTTTCCGCAGTCTAATCAACAGGAGTAATGCAATGGCAAAGATGGGTTTCAACGCAGCAGAAGTCGCACCGCAACAGCCGTTCGACGTTCTTAATAAGGGCTGGTACCCCATGGTCATCAGCGAGGCCGAGAACAAGGAAATCCAGAAGGGCCAACGGCTCGAGCTGGTGTTCACCGTGGACGCCGGCAAGGCCAAGGGCCGCAAGACGTTCGACGGCTTGAACTGGAAGCACGACAGCAGCGAAGCCCAACGTATCGGGCAAGAGCAATTGTCGGCCATCTGCCACGCTGTCGGCGTCATCAATCTCGAGAATGACAAGCAGCTCGTTGGCAAGAAGCTCGCGGTCAAGCTCGGTATCGAAGAAGAACGTAAGGACGAGCAAACGGGCAAGGTCTACGACGCTCGCAACGTCTGCAAGGGCTTCAAGACCATCGAGGGCTTCGAGTTCAAAGACCCGATGGAAGGTGGCGCCGCGCCGGCCTCGGGTGGTACGCCGATGGGCGCTGCCGCGCCGCAGGATGCCCCGGACTGGATGAAGAACCCGGCAGGCACCCCGGGTGGGGCCGCTACGCCCACGGAAACCGCCCCCGCTACCCCAGCAGCACCCGCCGTGCCCGCAACGCCCACGGCCCCGCCTGCCCCGGTTGTGGCGCAGAAAACGGACGAGGAGCGCCTTACCGAAGGTGGCTGGACCCAGCACCCGCAATCGCCCGAATACTGGTACAAGGGCCAGGAGGTTCTGCTGAAGGCCGACGTGCTGGGAAAGCTGGCCCCGGCAACGCCCCCCGTCCCGCCCGTTGCCTCGGCACCTGCTGCTCCGGCTGCTACGGCGTCGGCTGCGACCAATGCTGGGGAGGCAACGCCCCCGGCAGCGAGTGCCGCTGCGGCGGGTGATACGCCCCCGTGGCTGCAAGGCTGATCGCGTAGTAGGTTGAAACGCCCCGGGCTACGGCTCGGGGTTCTTTTTCTTCGAGGACAGACATGACCCCATCCGTTTACGAAGCTCTTGCCAAAGAGATCAATTCCTTCTTCATCGAGAAGGCGTTACCGTTCATCACCGCAGAGCACGCAAAAGAGCTCTGGATGAAGATGCTTCACCACCAGATCATCGACGCTACAGTGTTGCCGGGCGAGCAACAAGACGCTGCGCACGCAGCGGGGCCGCTGAAGCCCATGCCAACCATCCAACAGACGCAAGCGCCTGTACGTGGGCGCGTTGTGGAGTCGGCCGACTATAAAGGCTCGGTGCTCTACATGCCGACGATCGGCCACGTTCAAGATTTCCACGAGAAATTCGAGCACCCGATCGCATCCGTGCCAAACGTTGCTACGCCGGAACTGCGGGCTCTGCGTGTGCGCATGTTGCTCGAAGAAGTGCTGGAGCTGGCCGAGGCGGCTCGTGTGCGCTGCGAGCTGGAGGTTCGCTTCAACATGGAAAAGAAGGTCTGGGTGCACGGCTTCAGGGTCGAAGCCTACCCGGGCGAACCGGACATGGTCGAGATGGCTGACGCGATCGGCGACATCGACTACCTTGCAGCAGGCGCAGCGCTGGTGTTCGGCTTCCCCCACTGCCAGATCATTGAAGCCATCCAGTGCAGCAACATGAGCAAGCTCGGCACAGACGGCAACCCCGTCAAACGCGAAGACGGCAAGATCATGAAGGGGCCGAACTACAAACCCCCGACCGACGACATCCGCGCGCTGCTGGGGGTTGGCCCATGCTAGCCGATCTCCAAGCAGAGTACACGTCGCACGTGAAGCAACGTCGGCTGGCGTGGGGGTTCAGCTTTGCGTACCTGCTCATGATCGTTGCAGTCAACGTAGGGTTCGCATACCTGCCTGTTATCCACACGCTGCTCGGCCCTGTGCCCCTCATGGCGTTCTTCGTTGGGCTCGTGTTCATTCTGCGCGACTACGCCCAACGCTACGCAGGGCACAATGTGCTGATCGTCATGTGGCTGGGCCTCGGCCTGTCCGTGGTGCTCGCAGACCCAATGATCGCGTTCGCCTCCGGGCTCGCCTTCATCGTCAGTGAACTCGCTGACTGGGGTGTGTACACGGTCACCAAGAAGCCATTCCAGCACAGGGTGTTGATCAGTTCGGCGATTGCGGTGCCGCTGGACAGCCTCTGCTTCCTGTGGGGGATTGGCATGGCAAGCTGGGGCGGTATCCTCGCGATGTCGCTTTCCAAGTTCGCAGCGAGCCTACTTCTGTACTCTGTCTATCACACCATGGAGGCCAGCAATGATCGTTGAAGTACGTAAGCATGTCTTCGTGAACCCGGACCACGTTGTCGCGGTGTTCTTCGACCCGGCAGCGGGCAAGCTGGTGATGCAGATGGTCGTCGGGCACCACACGTTCAATCTGGTGGAAGGTGAGATGCCGGAAACCGCTCTGGCCCGTGTCGCAGAGCTGCTGAACAAGCCGGCACGCACCCGGGCACGTGTGGTTAATAACACGACCGTCACCGGCGACCCGAAGGCGGTTGTTGAGCTTGTGCAACCGAAGTACAGCATCCCGCAATCGCAATGAAAGCACAACTCACGCTCGACGCGATCAACTGGGCGCTTGAAAGCGACCAAGGCAACGCGTACCGCCGCATCTTCCGCGAGGTAGTTCTCGAGGCCGCACAGCAAGGCACCGGGGGCGCCTTCAAAGAAGACGACGGCTATCGCCGCCACCTTGGCGCGGCAACGCTCAGTGGTCACTGCGAGCGTGAGATGTGGATGACGTTTCGCTGGTGCAGTAAAGAGAATGCCTCCGGTCAACTGGTTCGCCTGTTCAACCGGGGGCACCTTGAAGAGTTGCGCCTGATAACGCTGCTGCGTCTTATCGGGTGTCAAGTATGGGAGCGTGACCAGAATGGCAAACAGTTCCGTATTAAGGGTTACAGGGGCCATGCTGGCGGCTCGCTGGACTGCGTCATCAAGGGCCTCCCGGACGCTCCCTCGGTGGCTATGCCTGCCGAATTCAAAACGCATTCGTCGAAGAGCTTCGCGCTGGTCAAGAAGGACGGCGTGCACAAAAGCAACCCCGAACACGTAGACCAGCTCTATATGTACATGGGCGAGTATGCGTTCAAAACCGCCCTGTACCTCGCTGTAGACAAGAACACTGACGAGCTATGGTGCGAACTGGTTACGTTCGACCCAAACCGCTATGCGTTCTTGATGGAGCGCCAGCCCCGCATCATCGACGCCAAGATCCCGCCAGTGCGTATCAGCACGAACGCCGCGTGGTTCCGTTGCAAGATCTGTCACCAGCATGGGGTGTGCCACGGGCGGGCTCCTGTATTCAAGTCGTGTCGTTCGTGCGTCAACGTTCTGGTGAAAGACGATAAGCAGTGGGTGTGCGGGCTGCACGGCAACTTCCTGGACTATGAAGAGCAGAAAGCCGCCTGTGACGACTGGGACCCAATCATCGAAATCAAACAACAATGAAGGCACGGGATTATCAGCACGGCGCAGTAGACGCCACGTTTAATTTCTTCACGCAGCACAGCACAGGGAACCCGGTCTGCGTCATGCCGACGGGTACGGGGAAGTCTGTAGTCATTGCAGAGCTGTGCCGCCGCGCGTTGATGGGCTGGGCTACCACCCGCATCCTGTGCGCTACACACGTCAAAGAGCTGGTAGAGCAGAACGCAGACAAAATGCGTACATACTGGCCCGGGGCGCCCGTGGGGGTGGTGGCTGCGGGGTTAGACCTGCGTGAGTTCAACAGGCCGATCACGTTCGGCTCGGTGCAGACGCTGTACAAGTGCATCCCTGCTCTGGGCCACGTCGACATTCTGTTGATCGACGAGTGCCACATGGTCAGCGACAAAGAGTCGTCGATGTACCTGCAATTGATCAGTGGGCTACTAGAGACAAACCCGCGCCTGCGCGTTGTAGGATTCACGGCCACGGATTACCGGCTGGGTAAGGGCAAGCTCGCGCAGGACGAAGGCAGCATCTTCACTGACGTCTGCTTTGATATGTCAACGCGTCAATGCTTCAAATGGCTTTTTGATCAGCTCTACTTGGCGAAGCTGCTGCCCAAGCGCACAGACGCAGTCATGAAGGTTGAAGGGTTGCACACCAAGAACGGCGACTACGACCTGAAGGAAGCTGAGATAGAAGCTATGCGGATCACAGAGTCCGCACTACATGAAACGCTCAACATCGCAGGGGACCGCCACCACTGGTTGATGTTTGCCTCTGGCATCAACCACGCAGAAATGATGTGCGAATTGCTGAACGAGCTTGGCGTTCACTCAACGGTCGTACACAGCAAGATGCCGGGCGGGCAACGCGACGACCGTATCAAGGCATTTAAGCAAGGCGAGTACCGTGCGCTCGTCAACAACGGTATTCTCACCACAGGCTTCGATGACCCCAAGGTGGATTATCTTGGCGTGTACCGCGCTACGAAGTCGTCAGCCCTGTGGGTGCAAATCTTGGGACGGGGGACACGGCCTCTGTTCGATACCCTGTACAAGCCATGGCACCGCCCGGGGGAAGTGCTGCCTGTGGTCAAGCGTGATGGCAAATGGCATTATGACATTGACACGCTAGAAGGCCGGCGCGCTGCCATCGAGACCAGCGCAAAGCAGAACTGCCTCGTTGGTGACTTCGGTGGCAACACCAAACGCCTCGGGCCTATCAATGATCCCGTCGTGCCTGTGAAGAAAGGTTCGGGCAAGGGTGGCACCGCGCCTGTGCGCGAGTGCCCCCAGTGTGGCATCTACAATCACGCAAGCGTGCGCGAGTGCGAGTTCTGTGGCTTCGAGTTCCCCGTGCACCTGAACATCGAGACCAAGGCCGGCACCGACGCGCTGATCGCCAGCGACGAGGACGTCAAAGAATACTTCGAGGTTGACTCGATCACTTACAAGGCCCACACCAAACCCGGCAAACCCACGTCGCTCGAGGTCAGCTATTACTGCAAGATGCGGGTGTTCCGCGAGTTCGTTTGCCTTAGCCACACCTCGGCCATTCGTTACCGGGCGGAGAAGTGGTGGCGCGAGCGCTGCGACATCCCGCCACCCAATACGACAGAAGAGGCCATCAAGTCAGGGGCCATTGATCACCTACGCGCGCCAGAGCGCATCCTAGTCGTTGTTAACAAACGTTACCCGGAGATCATCAGCTATGTCTTCCCAGAACCCTCTCGAGCTGCGGCGTAGCCCCGGCGAAGTCGCCATCTACACGACGCACAAGCTATTAGTAGAGCGCGGCGTGCTACCTAGCTGCGTCAACTGCGAGCTGTGGGGCGAGAACGCCAACCACGCATTGAAGATGAAACCAAACCCCCAGCTACACCCGAACGAGGTGTGCACGCTGTGGGGCCAGCGCCCGCCCGCCAAGGTGATCGTAGTAGGTTGCGACCGCCACGTGCCGGACATCCCCTTCTAAGGGCAAACCCTCTGAGGGTTTAAAGTTGCGCTTTTTGCTCTTTAAGGCTTGATGTGGTCGCAGGGTTGATAGATTATCTAGTCATGGCAGCGCGACAACGCGGTGCCGAACCCGAAGCAGCCACTTCAAACCTAGGAGCAAAAAATGCAAGCCACCAACACCAAGTTCTACAGCAGCAAGAGCAACGCCAAGCGTGCCGCCAAGCAAGCCTTCGGCGACGACTTCGAAAAGCTGGCTACGCTGGTTGAGCGCGACGGCCAATACGCATACGTTGACCTCGCCGCCGTTGAAGACGTAATGGAGTCGGCCCCGGTGCAAAGCAAGCGCCAAGCAGACGAAGCTGCGATCCGCGTGCTGCAAGACATGATCGCCAAGGCAGAGTCGATGCAAAGCATCCAAGTTTGCGAGCGCGCCGTTGGTGATCTGTTCAAGGCAAACGAAATCACCGAAGGCGTGATGCTGACCCTGCTGGGCCAGTGCAGCGCCAAGGTTCAAGCGCTGGCCGACGTGCAAGCCAACGAGCTGCTCGTGGCTGACGCAGCCGAAGCCAAGGCGCAGCTGATCAACGGCCTGACCGACGAGCAAGAAGCAGCCCGCCTGAAGGCAGCAGCCGAGACCAACCCACTGAACTGCAAGGTTTGCCCGCAGTGCGGTTGCGAAGAAATCTTCCACGGCGTCGGCGTGAACGGCACGGTCGCGAACGAAGACACCACGGGCGGATGCCACCGCTGCGACTGGACCTTCGACATCGGCCACCGCCGCGCCAGCTCGATCGAAAACCCGTGCGCAGCAGTGTGGGAAATCGCTGACCAGTTCAAGAAGGCCAACGGCGGCGCCCTGCCCAAGCGTGGCGACGTGCTGGCTGAATGCGATCGCCAAGGCATCGCCTACTACACGGCTCGCACGCAATATCAACTGTGGCGTACCACGCAAAAGGAAATGGAAGAACGAGCTGCAAAGCAAGGCCAGAAAGCCTAAGCTTATATGTAAGGCGCCGCCAGTTCGGGGCGCCACTGGTTAAACGTCCCGGGGGACCGCTGTGACCTTTCGATCGTTGCTGTACCGCCTCGCGTCTCTGCTCGGTGACGCGAACGCAATAAGCCGAGGCCCCGTTGCCATCGGTAAGAGGATCGGTCGAAAGGCTGGTTACAAGTTGGCGAGCAAACTTATTAACTCGCTGTTTAGATAAACTGGAGCTACCATGCCCGAAACCTATGTTGTGATTGATCTCGAGACCCCCAAGATTGTAAAGAGGACGAATGACTACCGGGCCGCGACCCTGTGGGCTGACACTGACTTTGCAATGAAGTCGACCCATGTTAGCGACCTGTGCGTGCGGGCCTTTTCGTGCCTCACCGAGCTGAGTTTGATGCGCCTGTATAAGAACACGTTCGGCGAAGACTTGGGCCTGCGCCCCTACGGCGAAATGCTGCGGGCCTGCTACTACAGGTCATTGGAGTTGCAGGTCGACGAGACGCCTGTAGCCACCCTCGAAGCCGCCCACAAGCATGCGATGCAGGGTCTGTACCCAACGCACCCGGACCGCCCTGCGCCCCTGCCGCCTGAAAACGGCCCTACGGACCCAGAATGGCGGGCTATGCTGGCCGAGGCTGGGCACCTAGTACCCCCAGCACCCACCCCGGGCACAAACGGGGCAGGGGGCCGCGCATTGCCCACACCGGCCCACCGGGGCACCCCAAGCCCGGCAACCCGGCCCAAGCCCGGCAGCACCACCGCAAGGGTCTGGGAGATCTGCGACGAGGCCATGACCAAAGCTGGGCACACCAAGCTCGATGGCCTGAACCTGAAAGACTTCCGGGTCGTGGTGATGAAACAGTGCGAAGCCGAAGGGATCAACGACTCGACTGCGGCGACGCAGTATGGCAAGTGGAAGTCGGCCCAAGGGATCTAAAAACTCTTTGACGGCGGAGTGGCTGGACATTACCATTCAGCTACTCCCGATTTACCGAATTTTTCTGCGCCCGCCACCACGGGCCAACACTACCACTGGAGAAGAAGATGACGGACGCAACCAACACGCAAGCCCCCGCAACGACCACCGCACCGACGGCACCGGCCCCGGTTGCCAAGGATGAACGCAATGGCGTGACCCGCCCGAAGGAAGCCACCGGCGCCACCGGTAAGGTGTGGGTGATCGCCGACGCTCTGTCGAAGAAGTTCGGCCGCCCGGCAACCCGGGGCGAAGTGCTCGCCGAGGGCCAGAAGGAAGGCGTGAACCCGGCAACGATCACCACGCAGTACGGTCGCTGGTGCAAGTATTACGGCCTGAAGAATACCTCGGCCGCAGTGCAAGCTGCCGCCAAGGAAGCGAAGCAGAAGGAAAAGGACGAAGCCAAGGCCAAGGCTGATGCAGAAAAGAAGGCCAAGGCTGACGCCAAAGCCAAGGCTGACGCCGAGAAGAAGGCCAAGGCTGCTGAAGACAAGAAGGCCAAGGACGCAGCGGCTGCTGCCGCCAAGGCCAGCAAGGCGGCTGTTGTGCCTGCTGCCCCGGCCAAGTAATTCCAGGATGCGCGCTGGATCGTTAGGGGGCTCTTCGGGGCACGAAAACGGAAGCGATGCTTGCGGGAACCAGTTTAAGAACTGCGAGCTCTAAGTCGGTACAGGTATTGCGGACCCGGGAGGGGCCAAGAGGCCGATCAAATCATCCCGCCCCTTCGGGGGCGTCACAGCGAAGCGCCCTGCCACCGGGCAATAGTCGGTGCGGGCACACCAGACAGGTAGGGTGCTTCGCTGTGATGATTTCCTAGCGTGGCTGCGGGGCCGAGGTTCCTTGACGTGATCAGGGGGCTTCGGGGAAGTGGGTTAGCCGAACCCGAGGATCACGATCGTGCGTACCGACGACAGTTGCCGCGAAAACGCACATCGCCTCCATGGCGGGTCTAACCTCTTCCCCGAAGCTGGCGGCAGCCTTATCAACTGCTCATGGCAAACGGCCTGATAAGCCTAGTAGCTTGATGGCGCATGGTCCTTATAAGCCCGTGCGCGACTAGCTTCCCGCACCCCCGAGGGGGTTTCGGCGTGGGCCTGCTTTGTCCAACTCTTGCGATCCGTTTCCCCGGTATCACTCAAGACAAGCTGGCACTGTCGGCCCACACCGAAGCCCCTCCCCCGAGAGCTTCTACCCGTCCTAGCCCCGTTCGTACTCCAATGCGACGGGGCTTCTTTTTGCTCTAAATTTTTGTAGATGCCATGTGCGCCGAGCGTGTGGCTAATGCGTATAATTGGCATTACCGCCTATGGGGACACTATGAAAGTAATCAATATCCAGCCTATTGAACGCCCGTCTATCGGGAACGGCTCGGCCCTCGACATCCACTCCATCTTTCACACCATTCAGGGGGAAGGCCCGCACGTTGGCCGGCCCGCAGTGTTTATCCGCCTCGCTGGATGCAACCTGCAATGCCCAGCTTGCGACACCGAGTACACGCAGGGTCGCGACGTGCTGCCTGTCCAGGACGTCGTTGAGGTGGTACGGCGCATGGCACACCCGTCAAAAGCGATGGTAGTGCTCACGGGCGGCGAGCCGTTCAGGCAGAACCTGTCCCAGCTTGTTCAACGCTTGCACGACAGCGGGTATGACATCCAGATCGAAACCAATGGCACGCGGGCACCGGAAGACTTCCCCTATGCGTTGGTGGACATCGTGTGCAGCCCCAAGGCAGGCCGCGTCAACCCGGGCCTGTACAAATACATCACCGCGTACAAGTACGTCATCAATCATCAACACGTCGATAAAGAAGACGGGTTGCCCACACGTGCGTTGGATGGGGTCCGCCCCGCCCGCCCGCACGCAGAGTTCACGGGTATGGTCTACGTCAACCCGCAGGACGACAAAGACCCCCTGATCAACACGTTCAACCAGAACGCCACTATTCACGTAGCCATGCGCCACGGCTACACCTTTGGGCTTCAAGTCCACAAGCTCATCAACATGGAGTAACGTCATGCTCGACAGTAAGAAAGATGCCGTAGTAGTGTTCAGCGGCGGGCAAGATAGCACTACCTGCCTCGGCCTCGCGATCAAGGTGTTCGGCGCAGACCGCGTGCAAGCCATCGGGTTCAACTACGGGCAGCGTCACGCGGTGGAGCTGCGCCAAGCGGAAGTGATTGCCGGAAAGCTCGGCGTCGACTTCTACACGGTCGACCTGCCGTTCCTGCCCAAGATGGTCACGAGCGCGCTCACCAATACGGTTGACCGTGTCAGCGAACAACACAGCCGGCTGAAGAGCCTGCCCGCGTCGTTCGTGCCTGCGCGCAACGCCCTGATGCTCACCATCTCGCACGCCGCAGCGCAAGAGCTTGGTGCCCAACAGATCTACACGGGGGTTTGCCAGACGGACTACTCCGGTTATCCGGACTGCCGCGACGTGTTCATTCGCCAGCTCGAGCGCACGCTGAACGCGGGCTACGAGAGCAACATCGAAATTGTCACACCCCTCATGTTTATCAACAAAGCCGCAACGTTCAAGCTCGCGGCAGACGCGGACGTGCTCGGCGTTGTGCTTGACCACTCGCATACGTGCTACGAAGGCGACCGCAGTGAGCGTCACGACTGGGGGTTTGGCTGCGGCGAATGCCCGGCCTGCAAGCTGCGCGAGAAAGGCTGGAACGAATACATCGAGCACCTCGCGTGACGCGTGAAGTCAAGGCGCTGAAGGCTTACGAGCTGGACTACTGGATCGGGCAAGTGCTCATGCAGCCGGTCCGGATCGGTAAGTCGAACCAAGGCGAGCATCTCGTTTGCTGGCAGCAAGACAAGGCGAAGCAGATTTACAGCCCGTCTACTCGCTGGCGGCAAACAGCCCGGGTTCTACTTCGCATGGCGCGCGAAGGCAAGATCTTCATCGACCACACTGGGGCAATGGCCCGTGTGAGCTTCCATGTGAAGCGCGATGATGGGTTTGTTCATATCTACTGCGCAGAGCACGAAGCTAGTTCGTCAATGGCATTGGCGCGTTGCTTCCTGCTCTGGCAATATGGGGATGAGGTTCCACGTGATCTACAAATCGACTAAGACGTTCGGCCACGACTTCGGGTTGTCGTGCGCTTTCCGCCAGTGGCGGTCAGGCTCGCATTGCCAATTCATCCATGGCTATGCTCTGGCCGTATCTCTCGAGTTCAGTGCGCTACAACTCGACTCGCGTAACTGGGTTATCGACTTTGGCTCGTTCGGCGAGGTCAAAGACTTTCTGCGCGGCTCGTTTGACCACAGGCTCGCAGTGGCTGGGGACGACCCGCAATTGGAAATGATGCGATATCTCCACAGCCTCGGGCTTGTCCAGCTTGTTGTGATGGAGGAGGGCGTTGGGTGCGAAGCCTTCGCCGAACGTATTGCACGGAACGTCGGCTACTGGCTGAAGCTGAAAGGCCATAGCGACCGCGTTTGGCTGTCGCGCGTCGAGGTACGCGAGCATGGCGCAAACTCCGCTATCGTCGAATTCCCGCAACCCAATCACATCCGCTAACCATGAAGCTCGCAGAAGACATCCAAACACTTGCTCGCGTTGGCGAGAACCGCGCATTGAAGGTCAGCCCCATGCGGGCAGTCGAAGCCGTGCGCGTGCTCTTGGACTATATCGACCCGGACTCCATGCGTTCCGGGCTGGCGGAGACCCCGCACCGTGTGGTCAAAGCTTGGGGCGAGTGGGCCAAGGGCTACGAGCAAGACCCGGCGCAGATCCTCAAGACGTTTGAAGACGGCGCGGACGGCGTGGACGAAATGGTTCTGGTTGGACCGATCCCGTTCTACAGCCATTGCGAACACCACATGACACCATTCTTCGGCGAAGCGTGGGTGGGCTACATCCCGGACGGCAAGATCGTCGGCCTGTCCAAGTTCGCCCGGCTGGTAGACTGCTTCGCCAAGCGCCTGCAAGTGCAAGAGCGCATCACTGTGCAAGTTGCTGACGCAATCATGCACCACCTGAACCCGAAAGGCGTGGGGGTGGTTGTGAAGGCTCGGCACATGTGCATGGAGTCGCGCGGCGTGTGCAAGGCTGGCACCAAGACCACTAGCTCCGCGCTGAGGGGCGTGATGAAGGATGCGGCCCCGCGTGCCGAGTTCATGTCGTTCGTACAGAAATGAAGCTCTACCTCGCGGCCCTGTACACGAACAATCTGCGCAAGGGCTCTACGGCTTACATGAAGTGCAGCCCACGCGAACAGAAGGCTCGTGACGACGTGCGCTACTTGCTGGACTCGTACCACTACATCCACAAGCAGAGTTTTGTCGATAAGATCCGCGAGGATGGCGCCCGGGTGTTCCTTGACTCGGGCGCCTTCTCCGCATTCACCAAAGGCGCAGAGATCGACTTGCCGGGTTACTGCGACTACATCAAGCGCAACGCCGATATCATCGAAGTGGCTTCGGTCCTGGATGGCATTGGCGACCCGCTCAAGACGTGGCAGAACCAGCGCGTAATGGAGCAGCTCGGGGCGAACGCTTTGCCCTGCTTCCACTATGGCGAAGACGAGCGCTACCTTGATTGGTACGTGCAGAACTACGACCACATGACGCTCGGTGGTATGGTGATGGTTTCGACCGACCAGTTGAAGCTATGGCTTGATCGCATCTGGGAGAAGCACCTCTGCAACCCGGACGGTACGGCGAAGATCAAAGTGCACGGGTTTGGCTTGACCACACTCTCGCTTATGGTGCGCTATCCGTGGTACTCGGTCGACTCGTCGTCGTGGGTGCAGATGGCAGGTAACGGAACCATCCTGCTTCCGGGCAACCGAGCGCTTGCCGTGTCGGTCAACAGCCCGGCCCGCAAACAACTCAACATGCACATCGACACAATCACGCCAGTGCAGCGTAAGGCTGTGTGTGACATGATCGAAGAAGAAGGCTTTGACGTGCACCGGCTGCAAACCGAGTACGTCGCGCGCTGGGCCTATAACTGCCACGCGTTCACCCGCCTGAACAAAGAGATCGAAAACAAACCCCCGGTCTTTGTGCCGGACCAGATTGGACTCTTCTAAAATGCCGACTAAGTATCGCGTCAAGCGTGACCATGCCTGCTTTAAGGCTGGCGATATCGTGTACAGCCTAAGTGGGCCAGACTACGGTCTTGCCAATGAAGACTCTCGTTACACTGGGGTCGAGCACAAGACCGTAACATTCTCGAGTGAAGGCGACTACCCGGGCCAGACTGTGCCGCTACACAACATCGAGAAAGCGGAGGATTAAATGCTCTCCGCTCTTAAGTTTGTCAAAGGCGCCGTCGCCAAGAAAGACTTCGCGCCTGAGCTGGTGCACTACCGTATCAAAGATGGACGTGCGCTGGGCTACAACGGCAAGCTGGCAATCAGCGCGCCGATTGACTGCCAGCTAGACGTCACCCCGAAGGCCCTGCCGTTCTTCAAGGCCATCGAAACGTGCCAAGAGGTCATCACCATGGACATGACTAAGGGCGGCAAGTTGACCGTCAAAAGCGGGAAGTTCCGTGCGCACGTCGAGTGCCTTGAAAACGGGGCCTACCCGCCCATAACGCCCGAGGGGGCTACCTACCCCTTGGCCCCCGGGCTTTATGCGCGCCTAGCGCTGATTCGGCCCTTTGTTGCGGCCGATGCAAGCCGTCCGTGGGCGCAAGGCGTACTGCTCCGGGGCAACACCGCCAACGCCACGAACAATATCATCCTTGTGCAGCACTGGTCGAAAGACGTCTTCCCTGTGGAAGTGAACCTTCCGGAAGCCGTTGTGAACGCAATGTGCGCGGTCAAAGAAGACCCGGTATCGATGCAGCTCACAGACACCGCAGTGACGTTCCACTACGAAGACGGTCGGTGGATTCGCTGCCAGCTCTACACGCCGGACAAAGGCACGTGGCCTGACATCAACCGCATCCTCGTCAACCCAGCCAAAGAACCGAAGCCTGTACCCGAAGGCTTCTGGGAAGCGCTGGGCAATATCAAGCCATTCCTGGACGACCTTAGTCGCGTCTACTTCAAGCCGGGCGGAATTGCCACGGACGCAGAAGAAGGCGTCGGTAGCTCTGTTGACGTGGAGGGCTTGCCAGAAGGCCCGATCTTCAACCATGAGATGCTGACCTCGCTGGAAGGTGTGGCAAACAAGATCGACTTCACTGCGTTCCCGCAGCCGTGCATGTTCTTCGGCGATATGCTGCGTGGTTGCATCGTTGGCCTGAGGATGTGATGCACGCCAAGCCTAAACGCATCCTAGTCTGCGGTGGGCGCAAGTACCACAACCGCGAGCACCTCGATCAAGTCATGCACAAGCTCCGGCCCTTCTTTGGCTGGCCCTTCTGCATCATCAATGGCGGGGCGCCCGGGGCCGACAGCATGGCCGAAGATTGGGCGCTGTCCAAGGGCTACCCGTGTATCACAATGAACGCGCCGTGGCGCAAGCTGGGCAATGGCGCGGGCACGGTTCGTAATACGTGGATGCTCGATTGGGCTATGCCAGATCTTGTGATAGCTCTGCCGGGTGGGGTGGGCACGGCCGACATGAAAGAACAAGCAAGAGGACGGGGGATTCCAGTCTATGAGGGCTGACGCGATTGGGATGTTCTGGGAAGACATTCCTGTAGAGAAGGTCAAAAAAGAGAAGGTCAAGCCTGTACCCCCGGAGCCAATCTGGCTGAAGCCGGACTACTTGCCGCATCTCGACAAGGCCAGAGCGTTCATTGCAGGCATCAAAGAGCAGACGCTTACGGCGGCAGAACTCATGGCCTACAAAGGCCAGAAGATGATCTTCGACTGCGAGGTCTACCCTAACTACTTCCTCGCGGCGTTCAAGCACATCGACAGCGGGAAGTTCATCTACTTTCATTGCAAACGCGGGCACTCGCTGGACCGTGAGGGTTTGAAGTGGGTGCTGCAAAACTTCTGTATCATCGGCTTCAACATCCGGGGCTATGACTTCCCTGTGTCGTCACTGGCCTGCGCAGGGAAGTCGACTGACGTTATCTTCCTGTGTGGCTCGCGCATCATTGAAGACCAAGAGTATCCGTACAAGGTGCTCAAAAGCGTCAAGGTCAAGGGCATCACTGAAATCGATTACATCGACTTAATTGAAGTCTGCCCCATACAGGCTAGCTTGAAGATGTACGCGGGGCGCCTGCACTGTGAAGAGATGCAAGACCTCCCGTTTGAGCCGGGCACAGAACTCAGCGACGACCAGATTGCTATCACGTTCTGGTACTGCTTCAACGACCTGAAGAACACGCAACTAATCCACGACAAGCTCCACCAAGAGTTGAAGCTGCGCGTTGTGTTGAGCGCAGACTACAAAGTCGACCTGCGCAGTAAGAGTGATGCCCAGATCGCCGAGGCGGTTATCCGCGAAGAGATCAAGCGCATTATTGGCCGGGCACCTAGCAAGCAGACTGTAGAGCCGGGCAAGCGCTTCCGTTACGTCATCCCAGAGTACCTTTGGACGGCCACGTCGCCGAACCTGCGGTATGTGCTGAACCGTGTGGCTAACACAGACTTCGAAGTGGGCGCGGATGGTTACGTGCTCATGCCGCCAGCGCTCGACGAGTTCGACGTGCCTCTGGGCGGCAAGATGTACGGGATGGGCATGGGGGGTTTGCACAGCCGGGAGAAGCGTGCGTGGCATTGGAGCGACGAGAACTACATCCTTGTCGACCGTGACGTTGAATCTTACTACCCGCGCATTGCACTGAACCAAGGGCTTTATCCACAGCACCTGACGCCCGCCTTCCTCGCGGTGTTTGACACGATCGTTAAGCGTCGCCTTGCCGCGAAACACTCCGGCAACAAGATTGACGCAGCCTGCTTGAAGATTGTGATTAACGGCACGTTCGGTAAGCTGGGCGAACCACACTCGATCATGTACTCGCCAGAGCTGCTGATCCAAATTACGCTAACCGGGCAGCTCACGCTTATGCTACTGATCGAGCGCGCGGTGGCTGCGGGTTTTGAAGTGATCTCTGCTAACACTGACGGCGTGACCGTGAAGTGCCTACGTTCGCGTAAGGCAGAGTACGATGAGCTTATCGCGCAGTGGGAGCGCGACACACATTTCATCACAGAAGAGACCCAGTATGCGGCCCTGTTCAGCAAGGACGTGAACAACTACTTTGCGGCGAAGTACGAATACCTGAAGGCCGAGAAGCGTTGGACGAACAAGGTAGCCGACGTTAAGACGAAAGGCATCTACGCTAACCCGTGGGTGGACGCAGACGATGTTGTGTCGCAGATGAAAAAGAACCCAACGACTACCATCTGCACAGAGGCGGTTATGAACCTGTTCAAGTTTGGTTGGCCTGTAGAGAAGACCATCCGCGAGAGCAAGGACATGGGCAAGTTCGTATCTGTGCGCAAGGTGGCGGGCGGCGCGTACCGCGACGGCGTGTACTTCGGGAAGAGCGTGCGCTGGTACTACGCCCGCGACAACGAAGGGCCGATCATTAACGCTACCAGCGGTGCCCGGGTTCCTAAGAGCGAAGGTGGCAAACCGCTCATGGAGTTTCGCGGGGAATTTCCGGAGGATGTCGACTACGAGTGGTACGAGCGCGAAGCGCATCGCATACTCCAAGACATTGGATACGAGCCTAAAGAGAAGAAGTCTTCTAAAAAGGCATTGAGCTTGGCCTAGCTCCCATATACATTGGACCCAATCGCACACCACTATAGGTGATAAATAAAATGCTCGTTGATAAAGCCGGGCTCCTGCTCGCAGCTCTACTGATTACGTTCTGGGTGGCGCCGAAGCTCTACGTGTCCACCAAGAACAACCCTCCTCACACCCGTGCCGACTTCGTTATGATCTTTAGCGCGTGGACTGCCATCTGGGCCGCTCTTGTGATGTGTGCATGGGGGATCATCAAATGACCAAATTCGAAGCCTACCTCTGGATTGCTAGCGTTGCGCTCTTTGCGCTGCTTGTGATCGAGCACGTGTTTTTCATGCAGCAAAAGAAGAAGTAAAAACCTGTACCCGGTCGGGGACCACCGGGTTTTCTAATGAGGAGTTATCAAATGTTTGCACGTCGTACGAAGTTTGCAGCACTGATCGTGGCTGGCCTGATGATGTCCGTACAAGCGCACGCCGGTTTGATCGGCGGCGACAACACCTACAACCAAGGCGGTACGGGTGTTGGTGTTGGCGTGGGGGTTGGTATCGGTGGCTCGGCGGTACAGGGCCAGCAGCAAGGCCAGCAGCAGGGGCAGGTAGCCATCGGCCAAGGTGGCAAGGGCGGCGCCGGGGGCGCAGGCGGTGCAGCGTCGGCCGCGAATTCGGCAACCGTCATCGGCGGTAACAACTCGAACACCAATGGCGCCAGCCTCAGCGGCTCCATGAATGTTGGCAGCACGACCATCGAGGGCGACACGTTCGAGGCCAGCAAGGCAGGCGCACAGACCGCCTACGCCCCGAACATCTACCCGACAGCGCCATGCATGGGATCGACCTCCGCTGGCGGGCAAGGCTCCATGTTCGGGTTCTCGTTCGGAACGAGCTGGAAGGATACGGACTGCTCGTTGCGCGAGGATGTGCGTACCGTGGCTCAGGTGATTGGCGACCAGCAAACTGCGGCCGAAATGTTCTGCCAGAAGAACGACGCCTATCGTGCAGCCCGTGAAGCCCAAGGCAAGCCCTGCGGCGTGAAGGTAGCTGCCCGGGCCGCTGGCGCTGGTGTGGTCAACGTTGCCAGCAATGATCGCGCCGCAGCCGCTGCCGTGGCCCGTGGTGAGCAAATCGACCCGCTGACCCGCAGCCGCCTCGGCCTGCCGCCGCTGAACTAAGCTGGCGTTTGTGTCAAGGCCCCCGCAGAGGATCGCGGGGGCCTGTTGCGTTTATGGCACATCTAAAATCTACTTGAACTCCGGCGCACGTGATAGATAATAGGCACATACACCAAACACACCGGAGCTAAACATGGCAATCACCCTCCAAACCCTGCAAAGCTGGCTTGCCGCCAAGGGTATTCAATCGAGCGAAGTGGCAGGCACTGCGCCCCACCTTCAAACGCTCGAGATTGTGCAGGAGGAGGTTTGGGTAGATTTCGACCCTGCCATGCAAATCCTCGAAGTTTACGCGTACGACTCGCTTTGCTGCGAGCGCCACGAGAATTTGATCAGCATCGGCCAAACCGGCTTCATGCAAGTGGTTGTTCGCGCTCTGGCGCATCACGTAGGTTAATCGAAGCCACCTAGGAGCCTGCGATGAAACAAGTCTTCTACATCTCGACCGGTCGCAAGAACGTGATGTACACGCTGCGGTTCTTCCGCGAAGTCCCGGCTCACGCGGCATTCCCGGTGCAAGTTGACTTCTACGTCTGTACGCTCTCTGCCACCGCAGACAAGGCAGAGGAAAAGGCCCGTGCGTATGTGGAGGCGTACCGCGACCGAGTCGGCGAAAGCGAAGACTTTAAGATCGTCTTCGTTGACGGCGCCGATAGCGAAACGTTCAAACGCCGTGGCAAGCTGTCGGCCGCCGACACTCGCAAGATCGAGATGATCGAAGACGGCGTATTCCCGTTCGGCAAGCATGCCAATACCCGCATCGAAGATGCCCCGCAGAATTACGTCTTGTTCTTCGCCGACAAGGCCAAAGAGGACGGTCAAGATCTCGTCATGCAAGCCCTGTGCGCCGCCTGCGCCGGAGTTGCACTTGATAAAGGCTACATTGCCTTGCGCGATGCCAAGCGCGAAGAGCGTGCGGCGCAAGACGCTCTGTCCGAATATGTCGGCGCGGTTGGCAAGCGCCAAGACTTCGACGGTGAAATCCTCATGCACACCACAAGCGAAGGGTTCTACGGCACCACGCACATCTACAAGGTGCGTTGCGGCAAAGACCTGATCACCTACATGGGTTCCGCCCAACTCGGCGAACGCGGCGCATGTATTCGATTTAGCGCCACGGTAAAGAAGCACGAGCTGTATAATGGAGTGAAAAACACCTACGTTCAGCGCCCCACGGTTCACACTGTTTAACCACACGCTCGCCAATAGGAGCCACGCAATGCCACGCAATAACAACGTTGTACGTCTGTTCTCTGCCGAGCGCACCCGGCGCGAAGCCCAGCACTGGGAAGATACCCCGCAACGCAAGCTGACCCGCGAGCGTAATTGGTGCCGCTACCTGCTTGCCGGGTTCGAAGCCTTGTCGCGGGTCTTCATGCGCCCGTTTATGTCGAAGCATACGTTCGAGTCGTGGCTGCGTGCCATCGATACCGCCCGGTATGCAATCGACCACGGGTACTACGAAAAACTCGACCGCCTGAACCGCAAACGTTAGCCACACTGCCCGGGTAGCCCCCGGGTTCCTGGAGCCCGCACCATGACCGAAGAACAATTCCTTGCGCTCTTCAAAGAGTCGCAACGCCGCCTGAACATGTACATCATGTCGCAGGTCACGCAAGACGAGATTGCGCAAGCCTCGCATCACAAGAAAGCACTCGTGATGAATGAGGGCTTCTATCGTTCCGTGCTCGTGACGAGCAACGAGCCGTACCATCTATGTAAGCACTGCGGTTACATAGAACTTGCCCGGTACAACGACGAGATCATGGCCCGGCTGCGCAAAGACGAAACCTGCTTCGTCTGCGACCTGTGGGAGCAGCGCGCCCGCCATTACGCGCACATCGGCCCATGCAGCCAAGCGGTAATCGTCAACGGCGCAATCTTCGGCGACGCTGGCAATAGCCCGGGCGGCATGTTCCTCGGCCACGGGGGTAACGTGTTCACCATCAAGCAGACCCTCGTCGACGGCAGCGTCAAGGTCTGGCAAACAAATAACCTCTGGCATGGCGGAACCATTCCCCAAGAGTTCCGTGAACGCATGGCAGACAACGCGGAGTTCGTGCGATGAACCAAGTCAGTCCAGACCCGAAGAAGCCCTACTGGCTGAAGTACAAGGCGGGCAACAAATTCATCACCAAGTATTACTCAACCGTCCAGGAGCGCGACCGTTACGCTGCGTTCCTCATACAGACCGGATCAGGCGTAACGACAGGAAAGAACGAGCCGTGAACATCCGCGAGAAAGAAGAACTCGTAGCCGCCCCGGACCACATCCACAATTGCGAAGCGTGTGGACAAAGCCCGGTAGTTCAGTTTGCCAACAAAAACGGCATGCTGGTTTATAACTCTGGCATCTGCGGCGCGTGCTATTTCGGCACGGGCGAGATGCTCCACCCGGAGAACTGGTAATGCGTATCAATGTCTATAGCCAAGAGCTGACCAACGAGGTCAACACCGTCGAGAAGACTAGCAACACGGGGCTTACCTACAGCGCCGTACAGCTCATGTTGCACAGCTCGCTAATGTTGCACCACCCACCGGAAGACGACGACCGTTCCGCCGTTACGATCTGGCTCCCCAAGTCTCCGGAGCGTCGCGAGCAACTGGCGCGAACCCTCGAGCTCATGGCCTCGCACGTGCGGCTCGCGCGACCCGAAACGGGGCTGGACTGATCATGTACCGCTGGCAAATGGAATATTCGTTTGGCGCAGTGCGTTGTCGGTTCTTCGTTATGGCAGACACGTTCGAGGATGCGATACGCGAGGGTAACGCCATTATGAGCGGCATGCGCCGCAGCGCCACCTACAAATCCAAATAAAAAGCCCCGCCAAGCCTGAATTCCGGGCCGTGGCGGGGCTTTTGCATGGGGGCTGGTGCTACCCTACCTGCTAGGGCTTTGGTAGCGTGCTACAGCCCTTGGCAATGGCCTCCAGCTTTCGCTCGTAGCTACGGCTCCTCACCCAGTCACGGGTAGTCGCCATCACTACGTCGCCCTCCCCAGCTTTGTCGAGGTCAAGTCGTTCGGTTTCGTACGCCGGGCGGGCAGGCACGTTCTTCGGCTCTACGCAGGTCACCTTGATTGGAACCGGAACCTCCACAGTCACCCGCTGTTGCTGGGCCGTGCCACACCCGGCAAGAGCCAGCACTGCAATCAGTACGATCCTCATTGGCGTAATTCCTTCAACGCGTTCCGGAGGTGGGGCATCGCTTCTGCACATGTCGTGGCCTTCTGCTTGACCAACGACTCGAGAAGAGTAGTGTTCTTCCGGTCCTGCACCTCACTTGCCAAAAGCAGCTTCTCGATCACGGCTGCTGCCTGCTCACTGGACGCCTGCCACGACTTCACCTGTGCCGTTTGAACACCGAGGGACACACGCAGTTCGGTGTTCTCGCTCACAAGTTCCGCGTTCGTGGCTTCGCAATTCCGGAGCTCACCTTTGACGTCAACGACCGCCCAACCCAAGATGATCCCGCCCACCAGCAGAACCAGCGCGAGCAGGGCCGATACCCCTTGCCAAAGGTACTTGGTCATCTCAATACACCCCCATCACCTTCCGCGCGAGGTCGTGCGTCTTCTTGCGTTCGGCAAAGCCAATTGCGTCACCCTCTGCCGCAGTCTGCCGGCCGAGGTTGACTTGATCGCACACGCCATCGAAGTCGTTGGCTTCAGCGAACCTGTTGATGCCATTGGCGTACCAGAACCAACCGGCCGGGTCTGTGGCGCCGGCTGGTTGACGAATGATACCCGGGTTGCCCACAGCATCAACCCCGGTTGCGTCGCTGTAGTTCTGGTAGTTGTTCCGGCCAGTCAGCATCGAGACGCCACCTCCGCGGAAGCGCCAGCCGTCACCGCTCGACTCATTACCGTTGCCCATGCGGTTCGCGTAGACATTGTTCGCGATGGCGATGGGGTTGCGCGCGAGCCTCTTGGCAAGGTCTCCCGGAGTGTAGCGCCCGCCCACCTTGGGCAGCAGCGTGCCATCCTTCCCCCGAGCCGCGTACCGGGCGGGCCACGTGTTAGCAAGCCCATCCGCGCTGTAGTTGAGGTTCTCTTCGAGCCGCTGGAAATTGGTGCACTCGTGACCGTACACACCAAGGAATGCTGCTTGCCCGCGTAGCGTGCCAATGCCCCACTTCTCGAAGCAGTCATTCAGCGGAGACACAAAAGACGCCAGCAGCGTCCTCGGCGTCTTCGGGAAGATTTGTACAAGCTCTTCAAGCGTAATCATTCTAGCTTCCCCCGTAGGTAGCGTCGACCTTTGCGCGTGCTGGCGTTCAGCCTACAGGCCAGCGCAATGCAACCGATCGACATGTTGACGATGACATCGCCAAGCATCAAATAGAACCAGACCTCGGCAGATACGAACTTTGGCACGTACCACCACGGAAGCACCCCGTGCGCCTTCGCCAGTAGCGACAAAGACGAGAATGTGGATACCGTGCTGTACCAGAACAAACCGAACGAAAGCACCTGCACCCCTATGGCCCCCGGGGTGCGGAACTCGTACGAGCGCCTGTCGTGGATGAAAATGATCAGCGCGGCAAATGCGAACCAGCCACTACCGGCGCGAACGAACATCTCGTAATAGGTCGTACCTACGAGTTCAGGCATGATTGTCATCTTCCCTGTTGGCCCAACGACGAATCATATCTTTGATACCACCTAAGAACGATTCCCACACGCCGTCGAACCCACTATCGATTCCGTTGATAAGCCGAACCGACACCATTCCCAAAATAAGACAGGCAACGTTGATCGCTTCGGGGCCGAACTTATACGCTTGCATCAAGCTGGCAGAGAACGGGGCGAGGATGCCGCCAGAGAAGATCGACATCACGTAAGCACGGAACGTGATGTCCTTCTTCACCAGCACAACCAAGAAGCCTCCAAGAGCCCCGATTATGATTTGTAGTAGCCAGCTATCGACAAAGTTTAGGACCCCTTGCATTTTTATATACCCTTCCCGCTCGGGTTGTATGTAGGCGGCGACCTCACTGGCTTACACCGTGAACGGGTCGAACCTGAACGTATTGACGTACAGCGCCAATGTTCCGGCAGTGGTCCCACTACCTACTGTCGCTTTGATGGTTGCCCCTGTTCGGCTGGACACCGGCAGGTTCGAAAACACCAGCGGATGTGTTGGGCTGGGATTTCCTGTTGCGCCTGTGTTGATATTGAACGTGCCAGCCCTCATGATAAAACCACCCACAGAGTAGCGTAATTCGGCAGTGGCGATCGAAATACTAAGAGAACCAGCAACCGCCATGTAACCCGACAGGTCGTAGTCAATAGCTTCGGGCGGAACGTACGCCACCAGAAGAACTGACAAACCTGATTCGGTATTCCCGGGTGGGTTAGTGGTCGATGGGCCGCACACCTCCGCGGTTCCGTAGGTGTAGTGAGTCCTGTCTCCGTCAATGAAGAAAGTGAAAACGCTGTTCGCTGTTCCTCCAATGCGAATTGGGCAGCACCGGACCCACCACGTATAGCCTGCTGGCAAGTTTGGGGCGATAGCACTGGCACTCAAAATCAACCCGTCCGGTTGCCCAGCACCCCCAATCTCATAAACGTAAGTCCATTGCCCAGCGAAATTCCCAGCTTGGTCCCGTTTGTTGAGCACAGGGCCGGCTTGCGCATCGTTGAGGTTCATCGTCGTAGACGACAATGCAGAAACCGATTTCGTTTCACCGGCTGCATTCCGCATCTTTCCGCCAGTGTGGCTCACCACAAGCTGGGTAGCAGAGCCGCCGGTGCGCACGATCAGCCCGTACACACGACAAGCAGAACCCACAGACAGCGTCACGTATTGCCTCGGTGTGGCGTGCAGGTTTGCAGTCGGGTCGCCAGACAAGGTGATGGAGCCTGTCATGGTTCCACCGGCTTTCGGCAAGGCAGCGTTCGCAGTGGTCTGGGCTGCGCCCGCTGCCGCGCTCGCTGCGTTCGCTGTGCCGACAGCACTAGCAGCCGCAGCATTCGCCGCATCAACCTCTGCTTCGATGGCGCTGGTGTCAGGCCAGCCTACCCAATCTAACGGGCTAGACGTCGGGTTCGCACCAGTGTTCGAGCGCAGGCCCCGGTACGTTTGCATATCCGGCCCAATGACCAGCGAACCCTCTCGGTATGACTCTGCCGCATCCCAATCGGGCAAGCCGCGTTGCATGAAGTACCGCACACCGTTCGCCAGCCAGTTCAAGATCCAGTTGAACCGCTGACGGGTTGGCGGCGTATTGGTTAGCGCCCAACCTTCTTGAAGCTCAGGGTTCGACGGAGGGTCGCTGCGGTCTCCCGACTCGGCCCATGCGGGTTGAACTGGCGGCTTGGTGTAATCGGTCATGGCGTCGGCTGTGCAGGCCAGTTCGGGTTCTTGATAGTCAGGTCAACACGCGTTACGAGAATGCGGTACTGTTTCCATTCGGCCAGCTTTGCTTCTTCCTGCGGGGTTGCGATGCCAAGTTCGACAGCGTCTTCCAGCGGGGCGATCTCAAGCGATGCTGTGGACAACAGCGCCCTGCGTGTCGCTGTGTTGATTGCAAGGATCTGTTCCGGGGTAGGCTCCGGTTCCGGCTCGGGTTCGGGCGGCGGAGGAATGTCGCGGTACTCCCAGCGGTCTTCGCCAACCACCCAGTAGCGAA